TCCATGACCCATCTGCCGCCGTCCACGTCGGGAAAGGTTCGCATATAGGCTACGGGCGCAAGACAAAGCCAGATAATGCATTTCTCCTTCTCGTCAAAGAACTGCCCGTCATGGTTCTGATCCATCCATGTCAGGACATTCTGCCCTAAATCGGCGGCAAGTTGATCCTCTTTCTCGTTCGTATTCGGCCACACGCGCGGAACCATCTTTTGATTCATCAGCATAGCCTTGATCGAACGGACGTACTCCCTAATTTCATTGGAACATGGCCTGGGGGTTAAATCGGGAATATTGCGTTTGCGGAAAGTCCTTGAAGAACGGAAATACTGAAGATTCTGGAAGCCGCAGTAATACAAAAGATTCCGCCAGGTTAGGTCCTCGTTCATTATCCGTGTAACATCCAGTTGATCGTCAAAGAACCCGTCTACGGCGTGGAGTAAACTTTCAGTTGTCTCGAAGATTTCCTTGCGCAAGTATTTATCCCCCTAACAGGTTAAACTCAAACCATGTACCACACCACTTCATACCAACTCTCCCCGTTCCTGCTGCATCTGGTAAATCTCTTCTGGCGTCAGTTCCCTTTTGGGTTTCATAAGTTCCTGCGCCTGTACATAGGTCTCGTAATTTTTCGCCATAATACGATTCAGTAAGTCCTTCTCCTGCGCGTCGTAAACCGTTTTCTGCAAGTAGATAAACGCACCTTGAAACACGATCACGATAAACAAAACGACAAAAACAGCGATTTCCATCTCCCCCTCCTATTCGTAAAGTGCCTTAAACTGTTCTTCCGCGTCCTTGACGTTTTGCCAAATCTCCGCGTGTTCCAACCGAGCAACCTCGTTGATATCTGGTCGCCGTCTAATTTCTGCGACAACATCCCCCTCTGGAAACGTCGCAAAGATACCTTTCTTCCCGTGGTCCAGAATCCGCGCAAAGGCATCCAGCATATCGTCGTGCGCCCCTACCGGGAACGTCTTGTATTCCTCTTCAATGAACACTTTGGTCAGATCGACCACTTTCCCGTCCGACCGAGGCCGGATGCACATCATGGGCAGGTAAACCCGCTTCTGTTCAAATATTGGTACTAAAGCCCTTATCCTGTCCTCTTTCCCTACCTGTCCCCCCAAAGGATATATCGGGAATCGGTAGTTCTCTTTCTCCATGACATACATTAGATGCTCAATGTCGCTCTGCATCCCGTATTCTTCGTACCCCACGGCCACAGGTCGGTACATTTTATGCAATCCAAAGAGCGTTTGTGTCCGTTCTGTCAGATTCAGCCGGTCCCGGATCATGTCTATGATATAATAATTCCGGTCCGTACCTAAACCAACAACAAACATGGCCGTGTAGTCGCTGTGTTTCTTCTTCTTCGATGCCGGATCGACCAGAATATAGATTCTCAGATTCGTCGTCGTCTGCGCCGGCCAGGTCTGAAGCCATTCCTCCTTGAAGTTCTGCGCTTCATCCGCCACGGGATTCTGAAGCATCTGACTGGCAAAAACGTATGGCCCAAATTCCTTCCGTTTTGCAGCAATTTCCTCTTCACTTAAAAGAACGGGGTTGTGATTTATATCATATACGGGGTAAATACGCGGTATTGCCGCTTCCCGACGCATTATCTCCCCGTAGGTGTCGTTATAATTGTATCTCGTTCCAATATAACGAACTTTTCCGCCACGAGCACCAAGGTTACGGGACATTGCCCATGCCCCTGTTGTTTTTATGCACATCTCTGGCGTGGTTACGGAGTCCAAAGTCACCACATCATCATAAACCATGAGACTGAAATGCCGTCCCGTGGGTTGTCCGTCCACCAAACCCCATGCCTCAACAGTGGCTTCCTTCGCATTTACCTTCCGTTTGACAATAATCCCCTCATCCTCGGACCATTTTGGAGATTCACTTTTAGGATTCGCCCAAAGAACATCCGGAAATAACCCCTTCAAAAGTTCATTGGTTTCAAACTCCGTTTTAATCATCCCCATCGCTTTTTTAGCCGATGGTCTGTTATAGGAGAATATCCCCACCCGTATATCCGGATCGTTTAGTATCTCTTGAATCGTGAGGGCATAGGTAATGATGGTAGACTTATAACCCTCCCGAAACCATAAATCCAAATACCCGTCCGGGTTCTGTTGGACTTCCGTACATCTCTCATACAACCAATCCCGATCAACATCCGTCCGGCCAAATATGACCGTTATGAGAAAGAACAAATCCCTTAAAGCCGCCCCGCGATAAAAAGCCGGAACCTCCCCCGCCTTCTGCGCCCCTATCGCCTGCTCATAATACGACCGATTAACCTCCGCACGAGTCAACACACTGACACCTTGCAAATATCCAACCGATTCGGGGGCGGCTCAGGAAGCGCAAACATCGTCCCTTTAGGATAATTCTCGTATAACTGCTTCGTCCAGTGTATCGTAAAGGTGTCCACACTATTCACAAATACCTTCGCCTCTGAATCAATATCCTCCAAAACCTTCCGTAACTCACCAACCGTCATCTCTCCCCCTCCCTTTTAAATACGTCTCCATATTCTCCCTCCAAAATTAACAAAGTCTGTTATGGGATTATCTCGGTAAACGCAAACGCCGCATTCACCTTATCCACTAAAACTTTATAGGAACTCTCCACTCGAAGCAAAACCAAATCCCTAAATTTCTCCTTATCCCCCCTAACAGCCTCAAACTCATCCATCTTAATTAAAGCGTATAATGCTTCAGTCGCAAAACAATCACGACGCGGAATATAGGCCATAATAGATGGAACCGGAAACACCTTCTCTTCCATCGGTTCTAAATTATTTATGTACGGCATCTTCTCCCTCCCCTTAAAAATCCCTTTTAGAATATAAGATAACGTGTCAGAAGGGGTATGTGTATGGGACCCACGCCGAACCGTTGAAAGGGCTTACCCCCCCCTCCCCGCCGCTGACAATAAGCATGCTTGCCCTGGTCTGCATCCTGTCCCTCTGTCCCCGTGCATCGTGCTGTCTGTCTCCTGTCCCTGTATCTACATTGTATCAATGTCTTATAATTATGTATTATGTAAACTAATTATGCGTGTATGTCCTTGTTATTATTAGTGACAGGGTTATCAACAGGGAAAGGGGTTAAGCTATCAACAGGTGACAGGCGATTGATCAGCCTGTCAAGGGATTCCTGTAGGGGAGCAGATAGGACAATCCCTGTGCCTAGGTTGGCCGTAGTCTGGCCTCGTTCAAGGCGTTCCGCAGCGTGCAGTTTGACCAGGGCATTTGTGCGTTCACCCAGGCCGGCCATCTGGATACATGACCCGTTAAGTGTTTTTGCTATCAAACATTGAGCTTTTGCGAAGATTTCAGCTCTGGAGTTGATATATTCCCTGGTGTCATCATCTGGGAGTAAATCCTTGATACTGTTAAATACCGCTGGGGCTGATACACCTTGTAGTTTGGCGATTTCCTGATAGGTGAGGCCGTTTTCGATTCTGAGCTTCACGGCCTCTGATTTATTAACTCTGTTAATCTGGGGCATGATCACCTTGTTTATTGGGGCTCGGCTTGCTCTGGTTTGTCGGTGGGCTTGCTGCCGGCGCCGCTGGTTGTTTTGCCTTTGCCCCGTGTTGGGCGCTTGCGCTTTTGAGAGCGCCGCGCTGGTTTGTTGTGTTGGTTCATCCTTCTTTTGCACCCTGGTGAAAGGGTGAGGCCGCCGATGGGACTGGCGGGAGGTACTGGAAACACTTCCTTGCCCTTTATAATAGGTGCGTTTGTAACATGGTTTTTTGATATGCCTGTATTATCATTGATTGATCGTGCCTTTTTGATGTAACATTTTTTGATTATCCTATGTAATTGCATCCTTGTTATGCTTAGGAGCTCGGTAATTTCCTGTTTTGATATCTTTACTGCCATCATGGCGCAGATAGCACGCACCCGTATACCTTTAATGGCGGTGATTTCCTCTTGTCTATCAGGGGGGTCGTGATGTTGCGCGAGGTCGTAAATAATGGTCTTGTAATCAGGCTGGGCGAATTGGAGCATCCGTTCATTTATGAAATTCTCACGGCGGGGAACATTGCCATCAATCCATTCCAGGGGGGAACATGGATCTTCACAACGTCCTTTATTTTTGCATTCGGCGCATATTTCCTTGTCGTGCCCGTTTTTGGGGGCGTGCCATACTCTTGATTTTGGTTTATCATACTGAAATGTTTCACATGGTGGGCAATGCTCAATTTTTCCGCCGTTTTGAATAAAGCTGTCAATCGCTTGTTTTTGCATATACAACCCCCAAGTATGATATCAGTTTGTCGTTGATATGGTCGGGAAATGCCTGTCGATGAGGTCCATGATGTTTATTATGGCACACCATACACAACGTCACGCCATTCTTGATATTATATCGAAATTGGTGATTATCAATCCACCTTTCAACATGATGAGCATTTGGAAAAGAAGGTGATCCGCACAGCACACATTTACTTTTATCGCGGCGGAGGATATCATCACGCCATTTCCGATACTTAGGATTATCGCGGGCGTTGTAGGGTTGTGGGGTCGGTTTGGTTATTTGGGAGGATTTTCTGTATAATTTTATAGGGATGATTTCTTTTATATTTCCAGCACTATCATAAACCTTTATATCTGATCCTCTCGCCCATTCAGGATGTTTATTACTTTCCTGATTATCTGGGTTCCATAACCCGTTCGAAGGTCTCATGCTTTCACCTTGCCCATATTCTTGCGCCTTATTTCTATCCTGTCAAACTTTATTTTAATTCTCGCGGCAGACCGCTTGTGTTATTTGCACCACAGTGTGTTAATTATTTTACCACAGTTATGCATTTATTAACACTTTTGGGGCTGTTTGGGCCTGTGATATGTTTTGTGTTATCTTTGATTGCCTTGTATTATCGCCAGCTTGCACTTTATTATCGCAACCCATTACATTTGGCACGAATAGAGCATATAGATAGGCAACCGGAGGATAAAATCATGAAAACATATGTAGTGTATGTAGTGTTGGTAGATTGGCGGCTTGCGGGCATTTATCGTTCGCCGTCGGCTGCGCGGCGGCGGGCAGTGGAGCTAGAGGCTTGGCCCATCAATTATCGCCAAGAGCCCATGGCGTGCGAGCTGGCCGATCTGCCGGCGGAGTTTGCCCTGTACGGCATCCGCGAGCGTGCGGAGCGACGGGCGGCGGACGGGTACTGGGGCGCGATAAATTAACTTAACCGTTTTTACACCCCGGACAGACGGGGAGAGGAGGATGTTATGAGGGTATTAACGACCGAACAGACAATCGCCGCCGGGTCCGGCCACTATTGGTGGCGGGATTGGACCGACAAGGCCGACGGGGGGAAAGCCCCCGCAAAGTGCAACCTACCGGCCTACTGCTACCTCCACGAGGGGGAGGTCTACAGCCTCACCGTGGATGAGCAGAGAGGTGTGGCGGGCGGGCACGCTGACTGGGAGGTCAAAAAGGCCTCCCCGCCTCTCGCGGCGAAGCTCCGGGAAGTTTTTCCGCAGAAATTTTAGGCAACCTGGACTGACCCGGAATAATCCGGGCACAACTAAGGGGCGTACCGACCTGAGAAATCAGGCACGGGCGCCCTTTTTTATTGCTCATTGAAAACCTGGCGCACCACCGGACACACAACCGGAGCCAGAACGAGAGACGCGACGGGAACAACGGGAACCTGATGTCTTTACCCTTTAAGGTCCTGGCTGATAGCCCCGACAAACCTTAGCAGGGTTTGCAAAGCGCCAGAAAGCATGGTGGATTATGAGAGTAAAATTTTACAACGGCCGGAAATTGGTATTGACCGTAATAACCAACAGCCCCTCGCGTGTAATCCGGGAGATGGAAATGTCAACAGAGTATGAGTGGACACGGTACAAGATTATTGATTAACAACCCCTTTACCGGCGCTTTGCTGATCCTGCTAAGGTCACACAGCTTTGCAGGCTGTGAAGATATGACGGATGAAAGGATGTGAGATCATGGAAAATAGAATATTGATGGGCATTAAGATTGAGGCAACCGACGAATATTATAACGATGTCCATGATAAATGGATGAAGGTTCCGCCTCATTGGATTGGATTGAGAACGCACGAGGTTTCTTTTAAAATCTTCCGCGAAGGAGCGTCTAAATTTGTTTCTGTTTAACCTCTAACCCGCCGTCATATCCTTAGAGCCTGCAAGACAGGACAAATAAACCATAGGAGGGACACCATGAAGATCATTAAAATCAGGAACATCGGACCGTTTATCGTGGGAGTGTTGGACGGGGGAGAGCTGAATTGTCATAGGCGTTACGAGCGTATTTATTTGCATTCCTCGACGGGAGGATACGAGTACGGGACCGGAGGCAAATGCGCTACAATGCGGAAAGAAACGGACGCGGAAAATATCGAAAAGCTAAATAGCTTTGTGAAATCAAAGGGATTCTAACCGACACCCCGGAGAGACGGGGAGAAAGAGGAGCAAAATGATCAGAAAATTTCAGGACAGAGTAGACGCGGCGACGGACCTTAATAACCTCGTGGCGATAATGGAGGAAATCACAGAGGAGATTCACCCCAGCGAATTGAAAATTGACCAGGCTATTGATTTGGCCATGCTCCCGACATTCGGCGGGACGGACCCCCAAGAAGTCAGTGAGGTTTGGAGTTGGGACGAGAAAAACGTCTTGGTGGTTGATTCTCAAAACAGATGGTCTATTGAACCCCGGTGCGCCTGTGGAGAGGCGTCGTTTCACTGCCAATGTTAATCCTAACCTCACCCCATCCGGCGGGAAGCCGGGAGAAAGGAACACCATGAACACACCACTGCCAGAAGGATGGACTATAACGCCAAAGGGATTTATCCATTACAAAAAAGATGAATATTGTAAATATGTTAGAGATTCGTCGGGAAGATTAGACAGGAATTCCATCGCCCAAACGTTGGAAAATTACGGCTACCCAGATCACGCTCGCCGATGGTTTTTATCGCCGGTAGAGATAGCCGCGCCGGAGCTTTTGGAGGCATTGAAAATGGCGGTACGGTATCTTGAGCATCCCGACGTTTTGGCGGTCACGAATCAAATGGCATTGCAGGGCCAGGTGGTCGTTGATCGTACACGCGCCGCGATCACAGCGGCAGAGGGAGGCAAATAAACCTTGACTTTGCCCCTATTATGGCTTATCGTTTTATTCATCAGGCGCGTCGGCGGACGCCTTGCAGCCCTCAGCCTTTACCTGGGGGCTGGCCTGGTGAACAAAAATAAAGCTGTAAAGGAGCTTATTATGAAGAAGAAAGACCATTTACCACCATTCACGCCCACCAGTAACAGCCTAATTGATTCGGACATTTACAAGAAATTTACCAACGCTTCACGGGTTGCCTATCTGTTATTATGCCGACAGAAAAAGCGATTCGATCAAACCGAAGTCATTTTTCCGTATTCTCACGCTCAAGGCTACATGAACAGGAACACATGGAGCAGGGCGATAGCGGAACTGACAGAAGCGGGGCTGATATCTAAGAAGCAGGAAGGCGGACTATACCGGAGAGTAAATATCTATATGATACATGGCATATCTATAAGGGGTATCGATATCGCTACCGTCAAAAAGACGATTATCGTCTAAACAGGTATCGGTTTCGATACGGGTAAACTAAACAAATAAGGTCTGACGGTATCGGTTTCGATACTGAATCGGTATCGATATCGCGCCTTGAATTTGAAGGGAGGCCATAATGGTAGACACGACGAAATATCCCAGGGTTTTTGTGAGTTTAGGCAAGGGGCTGCTGGAAGCATTAGAGGCGCGGAGGAAACAGGATCACAGGCGGACCCTGGCCGATTGTGCCAGAGCGATCATTGAGCGAGAGCTGGAGGATGACGTTCGGCGCATGGAGGCCGACAAAACGAGACGATTCTTACAATAGGAGGGGAAGATGAAGATAAATAATAAAGGGATTATGGAATCCTGGCACGGATGCTGGCCGGCCAGGAAGAACAGCCGGCGGGTAGTAACTGTACTCGCCGGGACAGCCCACAGCGGGCTGGATGATGTGGGGGCGGTATATCTCCGCACCTGCTACAATCGCATATCGCAGGCGGATTATGATTACTACCGGCTGCCCGACGACGTGAAAATAGCCTAATCGCTCAGACCGGGAGGGTTGACAGACCTCCCGGAAATTACACCCCGCCAGCTTCCACAGTGGCGGGTTTTTTTATTTCTCCGACAGATATTTTTTGAGCCATGCGATAGCCGTATGTAATCTATATCTTACCGTACCCGGCGACTTCCTGACCAACCCGGCGACTTCCTGAATCTGTAACCCGGCGTAATATCGCATGGCGATGAGAGCAGCAAGATCCGCCGGCATCAACCGCAAAATATCAATAATTTTATTTGATTTAGGTATCTCAGCAACCTGCTCCAGTAGGGTCTGGGGTAAAATCTCATATTTAATCGTCCGCCGTCTAATTGACAATCGCTGAATATCTTTATATTTGGGGCATTTGAGGCATTTTTTTGTTCCTGCCCCGCGATTATATTGGTCGCATAGGTGACAATTCAACTGACTGTTTTTCCTTCTCTTTGTAGCTCTGTTTCCCCTTTATGTAATGCAATCAACATCTTACCTTCCCGAAATTCCTTTGAAACGCCCTTGATAGTAAAAAGATTGGCCTTGTCGGCATCATTAAAAATCATAATCTCGGTGTCGTCGGCCACCTTTTTTAAAACCCGCCTAAGTTCATGCGCTTTAATCATTTTCTATCTCCCTATTCAATTCTTTTCCCAACTTCGGTCCTGGTCCGCTTGTAATTCCCAAGCCAAAATCTCCTCCATCTCCCGGATTTCCTCCTCAGTCAAAAGGATTAACTGCCGCTTGATTTCGATGCGCCGCTGTAATGTTTCGGTTTTATTCATTGTCATGGCTTTTTCTCCATTCTTTTTTGGGTTCCGGTTCACATTCCCCTTTATTTCGTTCCCTTTCGACAAGATAACATCCTGTTTTTTGAAGGAATATAATCTTTTCCATTATGCCCGTGCGCCGATGAAACTCAATTCTTGCCCGTGCATAATTGTCCCCCTCGTCCGGCGTTCGCTTCACCATAATCACACAGTCGCTTTCCTGGGCAACAAAGGATGAATCCCGAATTGATTCGTAGGTTTCGTTTTCGTCTTTCGCTTTTGAGGTATGACAAAGCAGGAAAATAATAAATTCGTTATTCACGGCGATTCCTTTCAGCCGGCGGATAATAGCGCCGATGTCGAGGGATGGGTTGCGACTCTTTTGGATGTCAAAAAGGTAATGTAAATGATCTATGAATATAATCCGGGTGTTATATTTGGCGAATGATTCCATGATCCGATCTTCGATCCAGTCCATGGCGTTCGCTTTGAGTTTTGACGGCATGAAAATAAACGGGATTTCTTCAAACTGGCTCAGAAATTGCCGTGGTGGAACCTCAAACGAAAACCAGAGGGGGGGGTAATGACGCAGGGTAAAATTGTGGGTTAATGATTGGGCTAATAATGTTTTCCCCTGTTTTGTCCTCCCTGAAATTGTGATCAATTCCCCATCACGGAACCCATCGCAATAATAATCCAGATAAGGAATTCCTGATTTGACGTTGATGGTGAATTCATCCTTCGCCTGAAATGTGAGTACCATCTCATCCGCAGAAATTACACGGTCTTCGCCTTCATACTCAGCGAGATTCTTTTTTATATGATCTCCATCTTGAGATATCATCACGGTTTCCCTCAATCTTATAACGAGCTAAGTTTATAAAATAATTAGCCATGTCTTTTGTGTCTTGCGTTTTGAATGTTTCTTTACACTTCAAAAAAACTCCTATTTCAAAATTTGCTTCTTTAATACTTTCAAGGGCCTCGGCCCCTAAAGCATCTAAAAGCGGCACCATCGATCCCTTTTTCAGCGGTCTCTCGGCATATTCCTTTTCCCGCTGGATCTGCTCCGCTGTTTCCCGGTCGTAATCGACGACCCGTTTTTCTTCGGCGGGGGTAAACATCACCACAATCCTTTCTGTTTTGGTATTTCGTTTTCATCCGCCCACCGCCCTTGATTTATCCAAGTTGAGGGATGAGGTATGTATTTTCCACTTTCTTTTTTCCAATCCTCCGTTTGCTTTTGGCTTTCGATGGCCTTTAATATTATTTCAATTTCCGGTCTGTCTCCGTTTCTATTTTGCCAAGCTCTCCATGCAGCGTCACGAGCTTTCTTTTTCGGGTAGGCTTTATAGAAAGATTGAAAATCATCCGTATATGTTTTATTTCTTTTGTAAGAGTTTCTTTTGTGGTTAATGTTTTCATTAACGGTAGGCTTCACTTTTTGATAACGGTTAATGTTTTTCTTAACGGTATCCCACTTTTCAAAGTCCTTGTTAAATTTATACTTTTTCCCGATACCGTTAATGTTTTCAGTAACGGTTAATATTTTCATTAACTGTAGGCGCGTCACAACCTGAGAACAACGGATCTTTCCCATCCCCGTCGCCTGCATCATTTGAGACAGCGAAACTGCATCTTCATGCTTATTGAACCCATAAGTTTTACGAATGATAAGCAATGCAATCTTGAAATCCTGACCGGAAATATTAGAAGCAATCAAGGCGTCAAGTAATTCATTCGCTATTTTCGTAAAGCCATTTTCAATTTGAGGATTAGCCATTATTCCACGTCACTCTAATTCCATCAGCAAAAGGTACTTCGGGAAGATGTTTTATGATATTATAGAGTGCATTTATTAAATGATCTTGTCCCCATTCCAATTCAAGGGATTCAAATATATCAACAAGATCGTCAATCCCACCCGCGCTAAATCCTATTTCTTTAAGAACTGTCAATAGTCGTGCTTCGCTTTGTGGCCGGTCCGTTTTCTCTTTTCCATGACAATCCTCACATAAGGTCACTAAAATTTCTTTCGGATATTCCCACGGATCAAGACCTTTCATGTAATAAATATGATGGACACATAAGGTTTTGGTTGTTTCTTTACAGCGTTGGCAGGTCCAGCCATCCCGGTCGAATATTTCTAACCTTAACTTTTGCCAGCGAGGATCGAGCAGCTTTTCAGCGTATTTCATGGTAGGCACCCTTTCGCGCACAAGAAAACCCCCTTGCAGGTGCGGAGAATGACTGGAAGCCAATCTTTCCTGAAGGGGGTCTCTTATGCGCTTTAAATTTTATGGCTACCATATTTATTCTCCGCAAACCCACCCTACGCCCAGCTTTCTATCCTGTCAAGATTTATTTACAGTCGGCATTTTTGCCCCTTCCGAAAAAACCAGCATCCCGAACCGTCACATATCGCGCCCTCGATCCCGTGGAATTTCATCCTTTGGAGCACCCATTGCTTCTCTGCCGGTGTCCAGTCACCCCTTCCCGGTTTTGGCACGATCACCCACCAGAGTAACCATATTACGAGGGCGATATACAAAAGGGCAAAGATGCGGGCGAAAGGCTTCAATTCAGCCCCGCCTTGTCTGCTATCAAAAAGGTCAGCCGGTCCAGTTCCCCCTTGAGATTCGCTATTTCAGAATCACGTTGTTCGTTCTCCTGGACCACATCGCAAATCTGGCTGATAAGGTCCCGGTTCTCCTTTTTGAGCCGGTCAAAGGATTTTGCTAATTCGGTCCAACCGTTTTTTAACATGTTTCGCCTCAATTTTCTTTTGACGTTTCGCTTTTCGGGCCTTATTTTTTTCTCGGCGGCCCTCCATCCGATAACGGGCGCATTTAACCTTATTCCGGCCATGCTTTTTGTTTCCGCTCTTTTTACTGGATTTTTGCCCCTTCTTTTTTTTACCACCCGCTTCTAAGAGAACTTCTTTAACTGTTTTGGACATTGGTGTCTCCTATGGCTTTAAGCATTATCGTTCAACCTGGCTTAATTGTGTGCGCCTACTGGCAGGTTCCTGCGTATGTCAAACAGACGCCGAGGGCACTCCAAACGTCCTTCGATACCCCCTTCGTGACATCCTTCCCCAAAAGGTCGATAATTGCTTGCCGAATATTGCCGTCTTTCGCCTTCATGCTGCCACAGAGGTACGATTTTACATCCTTGCGGTAAATAAGATGGTGCAGGTCGGGTCGGAAAGTCTGAATGAACCGGCCTATCCAAATGCAGGTAGCAAAGACTTCCTTCCCAACAGGCATCCCGTAGGACGCTATGGCCTCGATAACCAGGGCATCGAAATTTGTATCATTGATGATTTCAAGTATCTTGTCGTTCGGCCAAATACCTTTGTCGAGGATGATTTTTTTGTAGGAATCCCAAAAAACGAAGGCCGAGGAAAAGGTGCCGGGATCAATAGCCAAAATGAAACGCTCACTCATTCCTTCCCCCCGATTTCTACCCATTGATTTTTGATTGCATCGAGATATCCGGAGGATTCTGAGGAGAGTCCACATTTCAGACATCCCCATATTTCCGGTGCCGGCATGCCGAATCTTACGCCGCCAACCTGCAAATATCCCCGGCATTTCGGGCAGCGACCAAAGTTTTGAGATTGCGACTTAACGACTTTCTGGCGAAGGTTACGCATGGGAACCTCTTAGATTATTAAATCTTTTGGGTCGAGATCAAAAAAATCCGCTATCCTTTGGATTGTCTTTAACTGGGTTTGCTTGACTCTCATAATATAATCCCAGTTCTGATAATGGATTCCAAGGGCTTTACATAATTGAACTTTCGTGAGGCCGAGCCGTTCCCGTTCCCGTTCGAGTTTTTTGATATTGATTTCCATGATCGATACGATACGCCCTTATTCATCCAATGTCAAGAAAATAAAGTTACCCCAAAGCAGTCCCCTGTTTCCACTCCTCGAAAAAAGTAAAAGATTTTTCTTGACAAGCCGGAAAATATTTCGTACTATGTAATTGATCATTGAAAACCCCTGAAACGCCCGGTTTTTTAGAGCCTGCTTCCCTCGGGATGAAAGTTGATCATGCAGATCACGACAGGACGAATGATCGGACACGAGCCACGGATGAAACCCGTATCCAATGTGGAAGATAGGGATGCCTTGCGGTGGCAAGCAGCAGCTCTTTTTATCAACGGCATGGGCAGGTAGTAGAGGTATCCGGCGGCCAGCAATGGCGGTAGTTTTTTCGGTTGAGCGTCAACCGACAACAACGGTGCGACATGTCAACGCGCCGTTTGGACAAAACAAATCTAATAAGCCGCTCTGCACTCAAACCAGAGACCGCGTAAGTGGTGGTGTTACGACCGAACCTTCCTGCCCATGCCAGAATCAATGGCATGGGGAAGGCGAAAGACGCCTAACCAGCGATCCCATCGTGCAGGGGAGTTGACGGCCAAGTTACCCGCTATGGTGGCGGTGATGACAATGGTGGGTCTGTGGAACCCTTAAAATCACGCACGGCCCATGTCTTTAACCGAAAGGGGGTGAGATGGTGCCAGCGAAGAAACCAGTTAAGAAGGTTGCGCGGAAACCTGAGCCGAAGAAGAAGAAAGCTCCGGCAAAGAAAGTAGTTAAAAAGAAGTAGCGGGACTGTGGTGGCGGTTACGCTGAGAGGCTCTTAGGCGACCGAAGATGAGGGGCAAACCAACCGATGACCGTCACCACTTTTTTAGGAGGGAAATCATGGCCAGCGGAAAAGCACAGGCAGCAGCGATAGAAGATCAGGATATGTCGGACCTCAAAAAGCAGATCAACGACATTCTCAGGGTTTTCGGCTCGATTCTGTTCTTTCTCCCCATTGTATTTGTCGGGACCTGTTACGGCATCCGCGCCGGGATTATCGCGGGGACGGAGAAAACCTTACAGCTTTTGAAGTCCTGGGGGGAGTAATGAACCCAAAGACGAATGATTTATGCCAGATCGGAAACAACGGACGTGGAAATAAAAAAGAATGTTGTTGTGTTTGTGGCCATCAGTTCCGGGCAACGGTCTGTAATTGCTTTGGGATGTGGCCGGCCGACATGGTTTTTAATCCCAGTCCGTTGAATGACCGTCATGGTCAAATCCGGGCAACGGTCTGTAATTGCTTTGGGATGTGGCCGGCCGACATGGTTTTTAATCCCAGTCCGTTGAATGACCGTCATGGTCAAATCGGGTGGTGCTGTACGTGCTTTATGCATCCCGATCAGGGTGATTGCATTGAAATATCAAAACATCAGCACGGATTATGTGAGGAATTTCATAGGAGGCCATGATGTCAGAATTCCATGAATCAATCCTTGTTTGTGCCGTAATTTTCGTCGGCCTCGGTGGTGGTGTCATTGTCTTCCACGGGATTGGCCTGTTGATTAGGCGGCTATGGGCGATATGGCAAACGAAGAAAATGGTCGGTCCGCGATACTTGAGGAGGGTGAAATGAAAGAATATACCCTTGCCGGACATCTGAAGAGCGGAGAGGCATTTTACGTTAACCCTGCAGGCGGATATTGCATCGAAAAGGATCAACGATATTTATTTGCGCCAACGCCGGCGGAACTCAAGGAAATTAGAAATTTACAGGAACCCGACCCTGTTGCCCCGGCAAGGGGGATCATGGTCGGGTTCCTGGTTGGCTTGGCCCTGTGGCTGGTGCTCGGGATGGTGATTTACCAGCAAGGTCTTTTCGATCAGCCTCAATATCCGCCGAATCCTTATAAAGAGGGGTCCCAATCGCATCGGATCTACCATCGCCTCATCCGCTGGGACCGGGTGTCGAATATCGAAATTATGCTCGGTCTGGGTGGACCTCATATCCTGAACGGAACCGACAGGACAAGCAAAATCCGCGCCTTCTTGAAGCCCCACGGGATCAAACTGCATCGCGAGCGGGTGTGTAAAGGACTTTTTGAATACAGGATATCGCCATGACCCTCCGTCGCTGGAAATTCGCAATCGAAACCGAATCAGGCTCCGGCTACCTCCTCGCATCCGGGGATATGGTGCGCGACAAGGGCGATGCCGAAGACTGGATCGGCACGGATCTGCAAGCCGGTTATGAGGCCGATTGGCGGGCGAATCTCTACGAAGATCGGCACGGCGGGATCATTACAGAGATCGTTTATGAATCACAGGGGAAGGTGAAGGGATGAAAGAAATTCAGTTAGATATTCGAGTCGGATGTGTTGCGGTTTACCGGGGACCAAGAAGGAACTGCCTATCCGGGATATCCGAGTCGCCCCAATGTCTGTTTTATGCTCACGGATACTATAAAAATGGTCAGTGGAATGTAAGCAGACGTAACATCCAAAAGGCAAGGAGGATCTATAGGGAGGCACTGAAATGACCGCCCCCGTTGATCCCGATACCGTTTACGCCGTCGTCTGCGATTGCGGCTGGTTCGGGGATCGGTGGGATTGCCGGCGGGGGATGTGTCCGAATTGTCATCAACGTGTCAAACGAGAGAGGAGGGAAGATGAAAAAGAGGCTGATTCGATGGGCGATCCGGTGGCTGTGGTGGAACTACCCGGACGCATTTGATTCCATTGTCCGAGAGGGTGGATTTCATATTCATAAAAATCCGGTCAAACGGAAGGTGCCGGAGACTTACCCGGTTTCGGAAAGATAAGGAGGGGGGAGGAGCAAGGTCATGTGCAATACAGCCATAACGTCGGAAAGTGTCTCACGGAATACGGATGCGGAGCCTGTCATTACTCATACCTCATTGATTCAAGCGATTGACAGGCCATATAATGCCGATCTTGACCGGATCACGATGCTTAACGGCGCCATGAACATGATTTACAAGGCATTGGAAAGGGGGAAGAAATGACACACAAGGAAGCTGTTGAGGAAATGAAAAGGTTGGCACCACCAGGGAAGCATTGGGCACTTATGCACGAAGTTGCTTCATACCACGACGTAAAGATTCATGGATATATTGAAGACTGGCTTCCTAACGGTCATGCAGACTCCGCCAAAACTTACGCAGAGGCTATCAAAAATGTCAAAGTAATGCTTGGTTTGACGGTGAGTGAGACCGATCCGGCGCCAGAGGACAAGGAGGCGGTATGATCGACAAACCCGGACGATATAAAATCTCATTTGCGGAATACCTTGCAGATCCCTGTCAGAATCCGTCACTTACCCGGTCAACGATCAAGTCGCTGATTTCGGAGACGCCACGGAGAGCCTTTTTACAGCATCCCAGGCTGAATCCGCAGGTGGTCGAAAAGCAATCTGAAAAGTTTGACATCGGGACGGCGGCACACGCGATATTTCTTGAAGGCGCGGCGGATGCTGTCCATGTTGTTTTGGCAAACGATTGGCGCACAAATGCCGCAAAAGCGGAACGAGACGAAGCACAATCAAGAGGTAAGATCGCTTTGCTTGAACACCAATTCGTTGAAGTCACCGCTATGGTCACGGCGGCGCATGAGGCATTAGCGGAATGGGAAGGAAACGGATGGAAAATTGCCGATGGCGATGTGGAACAAACCTTTGTCTGGCAAGAATCGAATGGGATTTGGTGCCGGACAAGGCCCGACTGGATAAGCAAGGACCGGACGCTTTTGATTGACTACAAAAGTACCTCTATGAGTGCAAACCCACAGACTCTTTCACGGCGTATTTCGGAAATGGGATACGATATTCAAGAATCATTTTATCGTCGGGGGATAACGGCAGTCGAGGGGATAACCCCCCGCTTTGTATTTCTTTTTCAAGAAACGGAATCCCCATATTTATGCTCATTCGTGGATTTATCATCCGAGTTTTCCGACATGGGGGATCAAAAAGTAAAGTACGGCATTGACCTTTGGAAAAAGTGTGTTTCTTCTGGGCAGTGGCCGGGTTATCCGAAAAGAACTTGTTGCATAGATGCTCCCCCGTGGGCCTTAGCTTCATGGGAATTGAACAAATACTTATTAGACAGTCCGGAGGCATTATGACCTGTTGCGATAAGCGAAAATCTGGCGCGGGAAATCCAAATTGGCGAGGAGGAAGGATCACGATGGGAGACGGAAGGGTGTTGATTTACGCACCCGACCACCCGGACGCCAGGGCATTAGGGGGAACACACATCTTAGAATATAGGCTTGTGGCGGAACGGAAATTAGGCAGACGCCTCACAGAAAATGAGATTGTTCACCATGCCAATGGGGATGTCACGGATAACCGCCAGGAAAACCTTGCGGTAATGACGCAATCCGATCATGCGCGATTGCACAGCACAACAACGGGACAACGCTCTAAGATCACGAAAGCGGATGCGGAAATCATAATGGCCGACACGCGATTATCGCGCGAGATCGCGGTTGATTATGGCGTATCTCCTGGGTATATTTCGCGGATCAAAAAACGAGGGATAAGGAGACCGGCGTATGTTTGAATTTAAGCAAGCGGTAAGGGAATCGGTCGGCCTGCTGATCGGCCTTATCGGTCCATCGGGGAGCGGTAAGACCTTTTCGGCAATGCGTATAGCATCCGGGATCGTCGGAGAAGGAAACAGATTTGCGGTGATCGACACGGAGAACCGTCGCGCACTCCACTATGCCTCTCAATTTCAATTCGATCATTGTGAGCTTTCCCCGCCCTTCAAGTCGCTGAATTACGCGGATGCTATCGAGACCGCAGACAAGGCGGGATATGGGGCTATCGTTGTAGATTCGTGTTCCCATGAGTGGAGTTCCGAGGGAGGGGTATTAGACTTTCAGGAAGCTGAGTTAAACCGCATGGCCGGTGATGACTGGAAGAAGCGGGAGCAGGTAAAAATGGCCGCCTGGATCAAGCCAAAGGGGAATCATAAGCAGATGGTCCAAAGACTTCTCCGGGCAAAGGCTCACCTTATCCTCTGCTTCCGCGCCGAGGAAAAGACGAAAATCGAGAAGGGGCCGGACGGGAAAACGCACATCATCCCAATGGGCTTTCAGCCGGTATGCTCAAAAGAACTTCCCTATGAGCTTACGGTTTCCTTCCTGCTGTCGTCGGATCACCCGGGAGTCGGTCAGCCCATAAAACTCCAGGAGCAGCACAAGGCCATTTTTCCGAACGGAAAGCTACTTGACGAGGCATCTGGTAAGGCGGTGGCAGAATGGGCGAAGGGGGGAATTTCACCTGCACCCCCGGCTTCAACGGATGCTGAAAAGGCCCCTGAACCTGAATATCCTGAATTTACCGCCCCGGTGAAACTTGCTACCGAAGGACAGATAAAACAAATCCAAATGTTTATGCAGCGACGGGGATACACAAAAGCCGCTCTTAAAGCCACAGAAGAAGAAGTGAGGGAATTGCGCCTTAAAAACCTAAGTGACTTTTGTGGGCGGGTAATTAAATCATCAAAGGAATTGACCTTCACGGAAGCGAATGACTTTATCAAGGCAAGCATGGAGGCCGAGTGAAGGGCGGCGCTTCGGCGTGACTGACACCCCGGTTAGTAGGCTCGAACCGGCCCCGCCACGATCTTTGAAACGATGAAGGTTGTCATGCAGCAAAGGATGTAGGAGCGTATGCAGAACAAGCATAGCCGGTAGAAGGCGCGGCCATGACAACCGATCTTGAAACTGGTCACGGCTTCGCGGAGACTCCCGATTTGACGGGACGAGGGGCCGCATGCAAGGCGAGTAAGTAGGGGTTAACCGTGACCTTCTTTGAAAAGCTGGCGGAGTTGCACGACGGTTAAAATCCGTAGCTTAAAGTATGCCAAATTCTTCGCTCCGCCAGCACCCGAAAAGGCTCAGATGAAAGGGGGATGAAACATGATAAACACGACCAAAGTGCAGGTTTGGCAAGAGAAAATAGAAAGTATTTCTTGTGATAAGTGCTGCAAGATCGTCCGACCAGACGATATGATAGAATACCCGGAGATGCACCATATCCGGCTTACCGGCGGATATGGCTCCATTTTTGGGGATGAAACAAAGGTTGACTGCGATCTTTGTCAGCATTGCCTCAAGGAAATGCTCGGTCCGTATTGCAGGATAACCGAAGGGGGGTGATTAAACTGAGATGCACTTGTTACGATGGAAATAGTTCTGCGAAGATGCCCTGTCCTATACACCCGCATTTTCAGCAGTAACAGGGGGCCGCGCATCCTGTCGAATAACGCGCCAACCTTTTGAAAGGGGGTGATGCAGTGTCGATTGATCCAAGTACCGGATTACCATACAAATCACTTAGTGGGCGTAAGTCGGGGGATTCACCGAGCCGACTATAACAACGAGTGATTTCAAGGAGGGGGAAAATGGTACTGATATTAACAATAATAGCATGTGAACTTGCTGTTGTAATTAGTCTGCTCTTTTTTATATCACTGCAACTTTATTAAAGGGAAGGAGGAGAAGATGATCCAGAGATATATCGCAGAAATATGTAACGACAGGAAATTCTTTGGCAAGCTGCAAGAAGTTGCTCTCTACGCCGACCACCTTGCCGATCAAATAGCTGTATCGAAGGCATGGGCGAACAAACTTGAAGAAAGTGAATCAGATCATCGAATCAAACTTGCCGCCCTCGAAGCGGCGGTGAAGGAAATGAGAACAGAAGGAGGGGGAGAAGATGAGTTGGTGGGGATATTTTGCCCTGGCAAAATGGTGGCGCAAGATCAAGCCGTTAAGGGATGCTTACCGACAGACGTTAATTGCTAAAGGCATCCATCCACGATCACTCAAGATGGATGAGTTGATGTTTCGGAAGTTTCCGTGTGCCGGATCTTGAATTGTCTATGATCCTGAAAGGAGGGGAAGATGGAAAGTGAACTTGATAAGGTCATTGCCATGAACAATCTTGAAGCGGATCACAGAGATATATGGGGAAAGAATAAGAATAAGAATAAGGGACTCGCCCTTAAAGGCAAAAAGATTAGGATAGTTTTTGATGGACCACCTGGGCCAGAGGGCGGGAGATTTATTGAGGTTGTCGGCGTTACCGGCGAGAGCTTCCAACTCGGAGAATGGGTAGAAGCGGGGGAGTATTGGTATCTTGAAATCCCTGACTTTTACGCCAGGATCGCGGAACTCGAAGCGGCGATGAAGGAGATGAGAACAGAACGGAACGATCTTGGTGCTGCGATCCGTAATGCAGCAGTGAAGGCCGGTATCTGTCGTCCAAATGTTGACTTAACTGGACCTCTTTTGGTAATGCTCTGCGACGACATGGTGGAACAGATCGCTACCCTGACCTCTGAGAGGGATACATATCAACAAAGATACGACGATCTCCTTAAAATGGAGGGTTTTTAATATGCAAAGATATTGCATGAATGCAAGTAATGGTTCCGTAGTACCAATAGAGTCTACTACCGGAGATTGGCTAAAGTATGGCGAAGTGGACTATGAGATGTCTACACTGCGATACGAGAAAGAAGAAGCAATGGATCGGATTGCCGCCCTGACCGCCAGGAACGAACGGCTGCGTGATAGACTAAAGGCTGCCGAGAACGTAGTCTCATACGTGGTGATTTGGGGTGCTGCGCCATCCGACAAGTTAGCCGAGTTAGTAAAAAGGTCAATGAGGCTGCGGGACGCTCTCGGGGAGGCCACCGATGAACAGAATAAAGAATAAGGAACTCGCCTTGAAGTTGGGACTGCCTTGGAGTACAATGGAAGGTTGGTATGGACACTTTGAGAAGAATCCCGACTTCACTACCCCCGACGGCATCCATCTCCTGCTGAGGGAGATGAAAAAGCGTCCAGACTGGAACAAATTTCTTGATTTCATATCTGTGAAATATTGCTCGACCCATTATGCTACGCTTGAAGAAGCCTTTGAGTTAATTCTCGAACCTGGCAAATTAAGAGATGCTGCGATAGAATTTCTCGGGAGGAAACAATGAAGGAAATACCATTAACCAAAGGCAAGGCGGCAATCGTTGATGATGAAGATTATGGGGGCTTGATTTTACATAAATGGTTTGCAAGGAAGCGGGATAATCTGTTCTATGCCGCACGTTCGGAGTGTTTAAACGGCGCACAACGGGAAATACAGATGCACCGTGAAATACTCGGGTTACAATATAAGGATGGAAAGTTGTGTGACCATAAAAACTGCAATGGGTTAGATAATAGGAGGAATAATCTACGATTAGCTACGTCCTCTCTCAATGGACATAACCATCGAATGTTCTCAACCAATACGTCTGGTTTCCGAGGAGTGACATGGCATAAACAAACGAAAAAATGGCAAGCAAGAATATGCGTTAAAGGAGTAGAAATATATTGTGGGACGCATAACACAATAAAAAGCGCGGCACTTGCTTATGACAGATCTGCTGAAAAGTATTTCGGAGAGAGTGCAAGACTTAATTTTCCAGAACTTCGGGATGCGGCTTTGGAGTTTTTGCTGTCTGAGGAGCATATAAACTGTAAACCATATTTGGCCCCTTCGACACGATGGAATAAGGAGAGTCAATCCGGCGAGTAACGCCCCTTTACTTTAAATCGTTTTCTTGCCTTTGTCCAAAGGTTTACCTCAGTAGGATTTGGAGTATGTTCTGTTAGGAGCCACGCCGCCGCCTCTGGATCAACACGCCCTAAATAGTCAATGGTCTCTGAACAGATCCGGTTAAGTTTCAACTGAAACCAGTCCAATCCAAGTAACTGACCAACAATGGCGGGAGCATCGTACAGTGTTTTATACCAAGGTTTAGCAAGATCATCCCGGATAGCACTGATGATTTTTACCCTTTGATATATTGTCCATTCTGGATTATTGACCAGTTTCAAGGTGCATCCAGCAAAGTGGTCAAGTGGAAATTCCCGGAAATAGAACCACTGTGAGGCAAGACGGTCTGGACCGATTAACCACATAAAATGACCGTAACTCCCGTGGTTCCTGATCTTTACGCCGAGAGAAAAGAATCCCCTGATATTATCTGCAAACACCATGAAGGGATATTCATCTACCGGGATCGCACGAATCTCGTCAAGGGTTAGATAATGCTCTTCCGTCATGGTTCACTCCTAACCTCATACCATCTCTTTCCATACATCTTCTTTTCTTCGGCCCGCATTTCCGCCCGCTGTTCGTTGGTTAGATTGGCCTGCTGGCTACGCAGGTATTTCAGTCCCTGTATAGCCACAGTCAGCAGGATTCTGTAAAGGATCGAGTTCAATTACTTCATGCCTCTAATCCTTGTTTTGTAATCAGCCTTAGTAGTGCGTTAATGCCGATCAGCGCATACGCCTGAAACTCTGCCGGGATCACGAACCCATACGCTGTTTGAATCCCCAAGGCTACTGTTGCCAGCGCATTGGCCCATAACGTCTTGCTTCTCCAAAAACTCTTTTTCATAACGCCTCCTTAGTCTATGACCTCCCAATGAGGTCCATCTTTGAACGTCTGATCGTTCAGATCCGTGTCCCCGTCCCAATCACGGCCCCTTTTTCGCGTTACACCGTCTGCAAAGTGCCTGCACGTTGTCTTTCGACAATCCTCCGCCGGCAGTCAACGGGATAATATGATCCCGTTCTGGTCGAGTCATGATATTTTCATGACTGAATATGATATTACACACCGCGCACCGATTACCCTGATCTTCTAATATCTGATTCCACTCAAAAACTGTCAGCGTATTGATCACCTTCAAATTGTTATCTCTTCTGTTAGATCGCCATCGCGCTTGTGCCGTCCTTCCTGACTCACCTTGATTATATCTTCTCCTCGCCACTACGCACAGGACACTCTTTTTGAATTTCCTCTGCGATAGTTTGTATTTTTCGGAAGCCCTATATTTTCTATCCTTTTCCTTATTACGCGCGACGGTTTGTCTTTTACATTGAACTTCCGAGTGGCATTTCTTGCACCACGAAGATCGACCAGTGAGTCGATCCTTTGCAATCTTAAACAGTTCCATCTCTTTCGTTTCTCTACAGCGAGTGCAAGTAAGCATTAGTCCACCAATTCGTAGTGAGGGCCGTCTATAAATTTTTGGTCGTTTAGGTCGGTGTCCATATCGAAATCTTTCCCCCATCGAAGTTTGATCCCCATCGAAAGGGCCGTCGCCATAACATATCCTGCAAAATAACAGATTCGGTTTATATCGGTCCAAATCACCGGGAAGGGCATAGCGTCCACAGCTTTTGACGGGATTGCATTATGCTGTCCATAAGGCCAATCCAGTTTGCTCTTGCCCTGGGTGAAATATAGATGCTGCAATGCCTCGCCCCGATGCCCCTCAATAATCATACAGTCAAAATACTTAATGACTTCAGAGAAAACCTTTTGCAATCGAGAATCGCAGGACTCAAGGCGTTCCCGGCTTATGGCGCTGAATTTATTCATCTATCCCCCTATCTTAATCCCCAGAACAGCCGCAAATCCACCGATTACTCCACCGAGAAATGAAAAGAACTTGTCCATCAATGGTCTCTTTTCCAGTTTCGACAACCGCGCATCGATTGACTTCAACGTATTGAAGGTCATCCAACTTTGCTGTTCCGGCGTCGCACTTTCCCAGTCCTTGTCATTAAGTACCAGAAATCCATTCATTTCAGTATCCTCACTTTCACAGAATTAGGGAGTAGGCGGATAACTTGGCTCGATCACCACCGGAGGCGGTTGATAAACCACCGTGGGGGTACTGGTCTGGTCAATCAGACCGCCTACCGTGTTCCCGCTTCCAATATTACCCGTTCTCATATCGCCCATCGTCCTAATCTGTGCCGTGCTACCCCCACTGACAGATTGATTGTAGGTTGTATTTCCACCAGAATATTTACCGACGGATTCAGCAAGTCCCGTAACTCCATTCACAACAAGTCCGATTCCGCCAAGAGTAGTAACCATCCGTATGCCGTCCTTCGCTACTTCCCAGCCAGGATGGGCCTCAGAAAATTGTTTGAAATCCCTAATTTGTCCAGCCGTAGGCATATAAATAGTAAGTCTTTCAAGATTCTCAATGGATTTTCCCTCAACAGCTTTTAAATCAATCATAGGTTTCTGTTCCTGACTCATCTGCATCTTTACAAATTCCTGTTGGGCTTGATAAAATTGTGCTCTATCTTGAGTTGTAGCGCAACCCATCAGTGAGATCCCATATGCTGCAATCAGGAAACACGCAATGCTAATCCACAAATAACGCTTCATATCATCCTCCTTGGTTAGTGTATTGAATCTGCTCATCTATCCAGTCTTTCAAAGTCAGGTAACGATAGGATTCCTGGGGATAGTGCTGTTTCCAAGGTACGATCTTCATGTAACTTCCGGTCCATATCTCTGTAAGAGGAGTCCACACGTCATTGATAAAGGCCTGGGCCTGAGAATGATCCACTCCATCTCCGATCTTCTGAACAGCAATCCTTACCTGACCCCGCTTCAATGCTCCCCACGTCCACGCGCAAAGGATACTGTTCGGGACGCAGTAGGTCTGGACTCCTTCTGACTTCGTTCTGAGTATGTTAGCAAGCCAACCCATAGTTACCTCATGCAAAATTCGGCCTGGCAAATTCACCAAATTGTTCTCTTGCCGCTTTGTCGTAAGCAAGGGCGGCGAAATCTTCGGTTTCATAATATCCAAGATACCTACGCTTCCCGTTGATTCCAATGTACGCCATCCAGGGCTTTCTTAAATCATACTCGCGATTAGAAAGACGGCATACTCCTTTGTGTTTGCTGTGCTTTGTATCTTTAATCCACGGACTCATGTGCTGTGCGTTTTCTGTCGCTGTTGCGTATCTAAGATTTGCCTTTCTATTGTCCAAACGATTGCTATTAATATGGTCTGTAAACATACCTTCCGGTGTTTTGGCAAGAAGTCTGTGCATCCTGATTGTCGGACCTTTTGTGTGACTATATGCGTATCCACTTCGATTATGGAACGACCAAACGTATTCCCTCAGAATTGGCAAATCTTCCGTATCAACAATGACACGGGCAATCTCATCACACTTTATATTCCGCAAGATAATTTCAGAAGTCTCGCCGTTTATGATAACAAGATTGGGTTCTTTTCTTGATATTGCTTGCGGGTCTTTCCCCCTACATAAACGAGCATAATGTTTTGAACAGTATCCCTGTCCGAAACAAAATTCTTCGCATCCTTCAACCTTACAGATATTCTTCTTTCTTGCCATTACCGTAACCTCTTGATTACACAGTAGTAATCGGCCGCATTGTAAGTAAACGAGGCGTTCTTATACGCAAAGTTATACGTCACCCCACCCTTTGCGGAGACGATGGTGGCGCCGGAGGTCGAGGGGGCAGTGGTTTGCAAAACAGATAGATCGTCAAACAATCCCTGTTGTCCGGTTGTCCCACTTACCAGTAGTTTAATGGTATCAATAGCGATGTTTGTGTAATTACTAATTGTCTTATTAACGTAATTAACTGTGTCAGTAACGGACGTTAATGCCTGTACTAATACAGCACCACCTCCAGAGTAAAGACTCACATTAACAGACGTAGCATTTACATTTTTTTGCCATGAACTCACATTTATTAACGCTCCAACGGGTACAGTAAAAGCCCTGTATATGGATTTATCTTGTGAACCACGAGTTACTAATCCCGATTGAGACCCTCCGTGAACATCAGCACTTACGGCAATTGCGCCGCTAAAGTCACTTGCCCATCCGGTAGGGGGATTTCCTGTTTCCATATTTCCGTTTGTTAAGAGTTCACTTGTTGTTACTGCGCTCCCAGCCGCCTTCAGGACGCCCCGCAGTCCCAATGCTCCACCGGATGAGGGATAGATCTCGATCTGGTGATTTCCATCGGCAAGGGCGGTTATGGAGGCATTCGCACCGTCGATTAGTGCGCCACCCGACTCAACAGCTCCGCCATCGGTACTTTGGATGCGAAGGCCGGTGACAAGTCCCTGATAGACAATAGGTGGCCCTTGTCCTCCGTAACCATATTTATAATCGTAGTAACCCATCGTAATCTCCTTATGGTACGAATAAGAGTTTGATGTTGATTATGGCAGCATTAACGGCATTGTTTGAGATATTGATAGTGATCGGTCCAGTTACCGGCATCGGCATCTCGGTATTGGTAGAACCGGCGCAGCAAGAAGTCATACTCGATGCATCAATCAAATCCGTTCCTCTTGCGCCAAGCAGGTCAACCCCATCAACATCTGTAATGGTAAGGTCGGAGGCGTCCGTCGGAGCCGTCGCGCCGGGGAATACCTTGACGTTGTATAAAGAGTATCCCGTAATATCGAAATTAGCCATCCCTGCAAGAGATTGGAGCACCCTTGACGTAAATGTCGCTGCCGCAGCCTCGGCGGAGCAGAGTAAATGGACTTCAATCATGTCATATTGATTAGGGGAACCTTCTCTCTTGATCCCCCTTGCGTTTGCTCTTATTGTTCCAGCCATCTTAAACCTCCTTATCGGGTGGATAGGTCTGCCCCCTGTGGAGCAGACCCACCAGTAAAATTAGATGTAGATTTCTTCCCACTCCACGCCGAATCCCGTAAGGAACGTGGAACCTGCCGCTGAGAAGGTCGGAACCCACCCAAAGCCCGGAGGGATCACGATGTCCCCGTCGCAAACATCTACGAAGGACACACCACCCAAAGAAGCAAACGTACCCGCGCTGATGTAAAGGTTCATCGGTCTGATTACTTTCAGAGCTGAGCATCCCGTCAAGGTTGCTCCCGCCGCCGAAGTGCAGTACCCCGCAATCGAGGACGCAGACATTCCGACATTGTTACAGGCCAGAGGGGTCACGGCTACGTTTGCAATAGTCGGATTCACCGTCATGTAGCTGTGATAAACGCCACTCACGGGAGACGTGCCTGAAATAGGAATGATAAACGCTTTCAGAAGAGAGATGTTCTTTCCTGAACCCGTCGGATTCCACACGGCAAAGTTTGCCGATGCCGCCGCCGCCGCCGCCATGATGTTCCCCGCTGCCAACGATGTCGTACAAGACGTCAGCACCAGAGAGAAAACATTCCCCCTTGAGGTCTGCTCGTAATACTTCCCCTGCCCGTCTGCTGTTATTAGGGAACCCATTCGTGCCGCCCTTGACGGCAAAGGTTGCGCATCTGCACCTTTGAGTTCGCCTACCCGCGCATACTCATACAACTGATTATCTACTGCCATTTTCTTTTCCTCCTCTTCCGCTCGTTAAATTGTTTATGTTTCTGAATCTGCCGCAATATAAAAAGGGCATCCTGTCTTTCGACTAAGATGCCCCGGTGTTTCCGATAGCGTTATGTTGTTACGGTTTATCTTGCCCTCATTCTCTGTCGGGCGGCCCTTACTCCTCTTTCCATACTTTGTGGCGGTTCTCCCATAACATCTTGCCGGAAAGTATCAAATATTGTGTCTGAATTTCTTTGCTGCGAATTATACGTTTGCAATCCCATTCCAAACATCGAAAGTATGCCTAATGCCGCCGCCGCAGGAACACCCTGTTCTTTCATGGTCTGGTAAATATCGTTAAACGCAAGAGGAGCCAATAGTTTCTCCGGCAATGCCTCTGCTGTTACCCTTTGCCCCACAATGTCTTTCCCGGCGGCAATATCCACACCCGTTCCAACAACGGGACTCAATTTTGACCGTAGGAATCTTGCGATAACGTCTGCCGAATTTCCGCTTCCATAGGGTACGTTATCACCCCGGATCGGGACAATATTCCCCGTGGATGTTTTGGTTTCACCTGATAACAATCTTGCGACTAAAACGGTTGATTGTGAGATACCGGCCATAGGGTCAACGCGGACATTACCGAATTTGATTTTACCGAAGTCCGATGATCGTGGATCAATTTCAATATCGGCACCCGCCGCCGCACCTAACGAATATACAACTCCAAGTCCCGTCAGAAATCTTGCATATTCCCCCGCAATCATGGTCCTTGTGGCCGCCGATCCACGATATAGTGGCTGACCGGCAAGTAATTGAAAACGACTTGCAACATAACGCGGGGCAAAGAACGCAGTATTTAACCCTACAAGCGCATTTTCCTTGGCCCCTAAGTTCCCGCGTCCGGTAGCCACGTTAACATAATTAGCTATCGCATTTAGTTCTTGTGGTGTCGGTTTCCCTTTAACGGAAAGGTTTTGCCACATCGTATCAAACGAATCCGCCCGAAGTTTATTCAAGAATGCCGTATACGCCCGTTGCGAAGCCGCAACACCGGGAATTTTCTCGGCCCACCGGGACATATACACTTCTTCCATTTGGGAAAGTTTCTGCCCGTGTTCCGCTAAATATAGTTTCCCTTGTTCATAAAGGCGATAGTTTGGCCTATTCCTAATTTCCAAATCAACCGCAAATTGACCCTTTTCTGACATCAATGCTTTGAACATGGCCGGAATAGACTTAGCGCCCCTGATTGGATGACCAAAGACAATGAAGGCACCCTGGCGGAGAACCGCCGACAAGTCGAAACTGGTTTTAATCGCCCGTGAAAGGTTTATCGCCTCTCCGATACCGCCACCGATCTTTTGCAAGGTACTGCGATTTGCCAACCGATCTTTCGTCATGGCCTCATGGTAAGAACGGGTTACCTTGTCCAGTTGGAATTTGAGGGCCAGAGCTTCGGGGTCAAGGGCCGTCTGGCGTTTTTCCTGTTTTGTAAAATCTTTATTCGCCAATTTTTGTTCAAGTTCCGTGATCCGGTTCGTAGTTCTGGTCTTAAATGATTTAAGTGCAATCTCTTCAGGGGTTCTTTTAGGATTGGCAATTTCCCGAAGTTCGTCAAGATACTCCTTCATCTCCGTTCTTCTGTTTCTTGCCTCTATCAGTTCTGGCGTTTCAAGAATCGTGCTTACTTTCTTTTCGGGGAATAAATTGCCCTTTGCAGCCATTTCTGAATACCGGCCAGTTGCTTTCTCAGCAGCCCTTATAGCCGCGTTAATTCTCTGTTCTTGCGTCAGTTGACGGGTCTTCTGAACAGGAATAGTTCCTGGTTCTTCTATGGTAAATTCTTTCGGTTCTTCCACCAACGCATCTCGCAAAGTCGCAAGGGCATCCCGACGTTCTCTCAAAGCCTTCGCTTCGGCATCATAAGTGATCCCCTTGCTTTTTGGAAGTCGTTCCCCCGATTCTATCTCTTTGGTAATATCCGCGATACTGTTATTCAGCCGTGTCTTAACGGCATCAATAGATGTCTTCCATTGTTCCTCTGGTGATCTTACTTTGGTACTATCAACCCCGCTTTCACGCATGGCCTGTTGAACCTTCCGCCCCAGTTCCCTAACCGTATCACTCGGAAGGTCACGTTGCAGCCCACTCCTGAGCGGAACCTGCCCCGCCTTTGCATCCTCAAACGCTGAAATCAATCGCATTTGCCGTTTAAGTTCCCTCAGTTGAACAGCAATCGCTTCTTTACTCATCTGCGAAGTAATTCCATAGCCAGATATTGCATCCCTGATGTCCCTCTTGCTGATTTCAAATCCTATTTCCTTTACGGCAGAATAGACCTCATCAACGATACCATCAATCGTTATCACGCCGGATTTAACCCTGTTCTTTGCCATCTTGCCGAGAACGACAACAGCCGCAGGATCAAGGCCAACATTTAACTGACCACCGAGGACTGAATTAAGTTCCTTGACCAATCCACTAAATTCTGTCGAGAGTTCCTCTTTGGCATACGTCCGTTTGGTTTGCCGTTGTTCCTTTGCAACCTCATTTTGTATTCTCTTGACCGTTATATCGGCTTCTCTTTGGGCCTTAGATTCTTCAAGGGTTTTTAATTTCGCATTTACTTCTTCATATCGTTTACTAAGTTCCTCAAACTTTGCCCTCATTTCCGGGGTTACTGGTTTACCACTTTCCACCCGCTGTTTTTGCAACATAGCCGCAAGGGACATATCCTCATCAACCATCATCTTCCGGGCCTGTAAACCGGCACCTTGTTCATACCCCGTAAGTCGTGAAGCAATGTCGTTCGTATTGTAAACCTCTTCCACTTCGGACAGTTTAACCCGCGCCTCGGCTTCTGCGATTGTATCTCCGCTATCCCTTGCTTTTTCAACGGCATCCATCGCGGCTTTATGATCGGTTTTGATCCTTTGCCGGTCGATGGTCAACATGGCGGTTTCTTCGGGTGTTAATGGACGCGGTTTCTTAGAAAGTTCTTCGGCCAATAATCGTGGATCAACTTCCCCGGATTCAATACGCCGCTTCCCCTCATCAAAGGCAACCAGATTAGATCGCCTCGTCTCAACCTCAACCTCAGACAATCCTCTTGCTTCACGTTCGGCCAAAGTCTGAGCGTTTTTGATTCCGGTTGCTCCTTCCGGTTTGCCTTCCGCCGGTGCCCCAGGTTTATCCAAAACACCTTGATTCCAGATGACACCATTTCCGCCTTCTTGCATCACACCGTCATATCCTTGTGCCTGCAATTCTTCCCGCGCCAGACTCCTTTGCTCTGCTATTGGTTTATTTTCGTGCTTTTTTAAGGTGTCCGTCCATTGCTTCGTATTGGCAAAATTCCCTTCGATATTGTACGGTTCCGGGGTTCCGTAACGCGCCGCATATTCAGAATCCTTTGAAACATAAAACCCTCTTCCCATAATATCGGCGTCACTGCCAATATCTACTGACGGTCTTCCGCCAGTAAACTCACCTTTCGTTTTGGCATGGTAGAAAACGCCCGACGTTGCCCCAAGTTCAACGATCTCCGGGGGGGATGGCTCGCTACCCGGACGAGGACCAGGGGGGGATTTAACCTCCATTTCCTTTGCTACTCGCTCATAAACAGGGCCGAGTTTTTCAGCAGTCTCTTTACTCCACCCTTCCGCGAAGTTCGGCATCCCGTTTTCTTTGATATCCCCATAAATATCAGCAAGAATTTCTTCGGGTTTCGTTGAACCCCCGACCGGGTTTTTCCATTGTGAACGGACGCTTCGCGGCGTACCGTCTTGAACCCGTAGGGGTTCCATAAGGTCAACCCATGGTTGCGTCTTATCTGCCAAAATAGCCTTTGAAATGTCGTGTCCTACTTCGTGAATCAACAGAGACTTACGCCCAACGGGGTCTAACTCGAAATATTTATCCCCGACGATAGTTTTCCCGCTATCAAAATCACGGAAGGCAAGGGTCCCGTCTGACAGCGATGTTGGACGATAAATTAACTCGTCGGACAAACCCGCCTTGACGGATGTCTTGTCCATCTCCCACGGCTGCTTGCCTCCCGACGTTGCCCCAGTTTGAACGATCGGAGCAACGGGCGGCTCTACCTTCGCTTCGGGTAAAGTCTCGGCTACGGGTTTTTCTTCGTTAATCTTCAACGGATCATATTCTTGCTTTGCGACAACCGTCTCACGGGGTTTCTGTATTGGTTCGACAGGTCTCTCCCCCGACTCTGGACGCACAATCTCCGGTGCGGGTTCCTCTCCAAACTTCAAACCCTCCTCCATGCTACGCAGAGATTCTTTCGCAGCACGAACTCCACTCTTTACTTCGCTTTTTAATACACCCCCCACTTTACCCGCTTGTTTGAAAGCCCATGCTTCCGCACCTAAAGCCGCAATATCCTCTATGGGAGAATGTTCGTATAATTTCCCACTAAACAGAGGTTCGTCTGGATTAACATTTACACCCGGAAGCATCCGAACAGAACCAGTCATTTGCCTTGCTAACTTAGATACATCACGAAAACCGGGTTCAAGAAATTCCATTGCTGCCTTACCGACTTCGCTCTTAGGCGTCCATGTAGTCTGTTTCCCTACATCTTCCCTTATTTGATTAGCAAATTCTTCATCTCCGGTTAATGCCTTCGCAACAATACCGCTAACCCCACTCGCCGCCCACGCAAGGGGCATAGTTAGAGGGATACCGATCACATCGGCGGTCCTTTTGACATCCTCCATTATCGTATCGAACACAGAATAATCTACCGGCGGTCTGGTATCGGACACTTCATTGATGCCAAGCGGATCGTATTCTTCGGTATCTATTCCTAAAGGATCATATGCCATTTATAATTTCCCTTTAACTTTTGCCTTTTTGATATAGGCTTCGGCACTCGATTTACTGTGGCCGTGAGACATCAAATCTTTTATAAGATCAGATTCGGAGACTGCTGAAGCGGTTGACTTTTCGCTACCCTTCGGCACTAATCGCCATTCACTCGTTTCTTTCCCGCCCCACAATGGTTTATCTATTCCGGGAAGTCCATATTCTGCCGATTTCCCTGTTAGTTTCTTGAATTCATATCCCGCCTTGTCAGCCATGTCTGATATTATGGCCACATCACTTACACTTGGTTCGACAAGATTACCACCCTTATCTCGCGTAGCGATTGCCACCATGTCAGACAAACGTTTCAAGTCAACGGAGGTTGATGGTTTTTTCAATCCGGGAATATCTTTAACCTCTCCAGTATATTTGTTTACCTTTTGGTCGCCTACGATTTGCCAAGCATCCTCTTGCCGTTCTTCCCGTTTCAGTTTGTCGGCGGCCTGCTTTTCTGCCAGTTCCCGTGCGTTCTTGCGTTCCTCTTCGCCCTTTTTGTAATCAGCTTCATACCTTGCGTTAAAGTCCTTATCTATATGATTAACAAGGGCATCGTACCTTGTCTGTTCATGTTGAAATGCCGATTGTCCGGCAATGCGAGCATGTGCATTGATTTGCGCTGCTTCTTTGGGCTTTCTTAGAACTATATCAGAAGTCTGAAGACCTTCATTATAGCTTCTCTGTATTGCTGATTCCGCTTCTTCACGTGCTGATTGGGGATTAGGAATGGGGAACCCTGTCTCTTTCATTTTGTCGAATGTATCCTGGCGGTTCCTCAATTTTTGTTCCGTGATCGAAAGTTGCTGATCGGTTGGCTTAGCCGGGATCCCCCCTTTTACCTTCAGTTGTTCTTCAGATATGTCCCCCCTATAAAAAGCGGCCATCGTATCTTCCATATCCTTTAGATATTCTTCTGATACGGGTTGACCGTAATCATTTGTCGCACCGGCACGCCCCGCTTCGGGTTTTATTAGGGCCATACGCCTACCATAACCCGCGATTAGGGGAGTATTATATTCTTCCCTTCCAAACTTAAATGACGGTCCTGCGGGACGTTCTCGCGGGACAAAGGGAATCCCTACCGGTTCCGGGGGGACATAGGTTACATCCTTGACTCGTTCAGACGTAGGAATCTGCGTTGGGGAACTACCCCTATAAGCTCTCGCAAGTGCTTCTGCTTCGCCAGGACTGAATCCCCCACGGTCATATATCTCTTGGAGGTCAGGAGGCAACAGGAGAACTCCCTCGTCGTCGTACTGGTTTCCATATTCATCGAATGACATCGTTATCTCCTTCTATCTTACGGTACTGCCCTTGTATGGATATTCTTTACTGGAATTCCACGGCGTTGTACCCGGACTCCATGGCGACACTCCCGATTCTTGTTCCTCGGTCCACAGATACTTTTTCTTCCATAGTTCGTATGCGTTCTCAAGGGCGGTCTGTTGTCTCCCGTAAGCAGTTGTGGCTACACCGGCGGCTGTGGCAGCAGCGGTGGCAGCGGTTTCTTTCCCGACTTTGGTTCCGTACCCGGTCAATGCACCCGTATATTGTGTTTGTGCCGTATTTTGAGCGAGTGTATTGTAAGCGCTCGCGGCGTTTGCTTCGCTGGTGTATTTGGCCTGTGCGTTTGAAACAGCATAGCCATATTTCTTCCCGTATTCGCTTGTCGCCGCTTCGTTGGCCTCCGAAAGGGTGCTTTCAACGGTATTGCCATAACTGGACAATGCGTCTCTCAAGGTTTGCCGTTTGACATTCGGATTTTCATAACTCACCCCCGATGCACGGTTAATCTGCTGCCGAGCGGCCCGAAGTCCCGGCGCAGCGCGTTTCTGCGTAAGGGCATCGACTGTTGCTTCATCCCACGATGGAGCTGAATATGTCCCAAGTTCTTTATAAGTAGGGGCCGTATAAGTGGGTAGTGTTGCCATTTTTATCCTCCTGTCCTTCTTGCTGATCGTTTCGCGTTACGAAGACCTTTTGCTGCCACCAACGCATCATAATAGTGCGGGGTATTCCCATAAGGGCCAACAAATTTCCCAAGGGTATCAAGGGAATCATCCAGTTGTAATGCTGATTGTAATGCAACCCTCGTCTTTGAGTCAGTCTTTGACATTCTGTTAAGCGGTCCACCAGGACCATATACGGCCAGAAATTGTTTTGATCTTGCATCCCTAAGTCCCGCAAGACCTCCGGCCATTTTAGACGAACCGGCACTGACCGGGACCGTTGCCTGTGCCGCATTATACATATACTCGTCGGTACGGAAGTCTCCCCCTGACGGTCCTGATTTCTCCGTACTCAATCCGGCCTGACTTGTGGCCCCGCCCTTTGCCCGGAGTTCTGCGTCAAGTGCCTCTTGTTCCTCGATACTCATTCCAACCTTGCTATTGGCGTATTCGGTTCTGTATTTACTCCAGTTTATCTTAGGCATTTGAGACTCCTATGTGTATTTTACTTTTATCCAAACATCTTCGTTACCCGATGATAAATTTACGGTTTGCTTTACCAAACCATCCATGCTGACAACCAACGACCGCGCCCCCGATCCAGAATAAGATCGGTGTTCTACTTGGCACCAATCTATCCATCCAGTCTGATACTCTGGCGGAATAGACGAAATGTCTCTGTTAAGATGTACCGTTGCGTTTCCCCCGTTCAAAGGTAGATGTGTCTTAACGGTGAAGGAAATTTGTTTATTAGTAACACTTTGACTAATCTTACTTGTCGCTCCGGGCATTAGCCTGGTCCTCCACCATCATAATAACTTAACGTATTGTTTTCAATCGCCATAGAATCTGTTGGAAGTGTCCACTTGGATGAATCCGGTGGGTCATTATTATTGCCCGTGAAAGTATCACTATAAATAGACGCAGAACTGGGTGCCGAAAAAGTCAAATCATCAAAATAAACATTAGCATTAGTTGGTTGTTCTAAAGATACATGGTGTTCAACAGAATCTACATTATATTTATCGTATGAAGAATCAGGGATATATGAAAACACATCAACCCAATCACTTCCGTTAAGACTATAAGATACCGTATATCTTCCTTCGATTTTCGTTGGCACTTCAGTCTCCGTTATTTCCTCCGGTTCCCATTCAATGAGATCAGGGGCATCAAAAGAAGGTCTTACGTAGGTAGATGCTTCGTGGCGTGAGGTTGGATAAGGCGATTTCATGCATTGAAGATCATATGTATAGATCATCTCCGGATAACCTGATCCCGTTTTTAGCTTTACCTTTTTCCCACTTTCTGGATACTGATTGGGTTTCTTCATCTCTAACTGCGGGATGATATAACCGTCCCATTCACGTTTCCTCGCAGGAACAACGTCTCTTAATTGATTGTATGAAAGTCCAGGATACATATATGGTTTCCATCCCTTTTCGTTCATCGTTCCGACAACTCTCTGATCTTTAATCTCATATCTTCAAGGTAACAGGATTCTCCCGCCGTATTGTGCTGTATTTTAAGGCTTATATGCTGGCCCGCCAGGTCAATGGATTTCTTATGCCGTCTAATAGTCTGGGTAGCCGTTTCCGCCGTCTGTGACAACGTGTAATCCTTATCCGTCTGTTCAATGGAATTAAGATAAGGCGCAATGGTGATTGTCCCGGCACTTTGGACCTTCATGCGGATCATCAATTCGTCCATTTGAAGGATTTCCCCACCCGTATCATATTCGGGGATTACATGGGCGTCTATCGCCGTGGTCACATCATTAAGACCACTGTTTAACAGATATACAAACCCATCATCAACCCCACCACCCATCTGAAGGACGGGTGCCGTTCCGCTTGCCGCCTCGCATTCGGTAAAGGCCGAAAGTTCCTGCGCGTAAGAATCAACACCCCAAGTTAGGTCCGTAAGGTCGTAAGTTAAGAATGTATTACAGACAGTTCCCGAACCCGTGACAAGACCGATGCGAAGGATATTGAAAGCGGAATCATACTTGAGCCACATGTGTCTTTCGTAACCGACATGGATGCAATTAGCATTTGTCGGATCAAAGTAATTTCTTATTTCATCGAAGTTAGGAACATGACTGATGGTTTTCCCCTCAGTATAGAGTATCCCGAACCGTGAAAGAATGAAGGCTACCAAACCAGCATCCTTTGTACCTCCAAAGTTGAACCCCTCCACAACTTCTACTGATTGAGAGTTCATGGTTCCGTACTTTGAGGAGAGCGTCAATCTTCCAAAGGTGGACGGATCATAACCATCAAAGATGGTAATCATCCCCCCCTCGACACCTTTTTCCTCTTGAAATACCATGAGTTCGTTATAAAAAGGTTTCATACAGATAACCTTGTTTGCCCTACCATCACCGGCCTTCTTTATATCCGAATCTTCCCCGCTCAGGGACATTGGTTGCCCGTCCGCACTGATATAGATAAAATTCGGATACTGATTGAAAGTATAAACCATGCGGTTCTTCCACGGCGCATTGCATACGCCTGCGGGACCAAAATCACTAATATCATAAATTGGGATACCTTGGATGCCAATATTGACAGTCGCACTCAGGGCCGCCGTTACGGACAGTCGATACCAATAGGCATAATATTGAGTGTTATTGAAACAAAGTTTCTGTTCAGTCCCATCCGTCAAGTGGGGTAGAATGATATATCCTGAGTTCGTAAGACCTATGGTGTGATCGGTATAGTTGGTGTCCACAACCCATCCCGTGGTGGTCCATGCCGTACCATTCCAATAGGCGATTTCGTCTATCTTATTGCTTCCCGTGGTACTTGGAGTATCGCCAACATCAAAATAAAGGGCTTGTTGTCGGTCTGCAAAGGCGATATACAGATAATCCGCTATGGCAAACGCATCAAGATCAATGGAGGTTGTTCCAAAGGTGAGGTATTTTGCCGCCGAATTGTCATAAACTTGCGCTTCTGCCCCGTCCACAAGAACACCATCCCACATATTAGAAAGACTGGTGAATGAAGATTCAAAGGTTACTGCCGAAACTTCCGTTTGTGCGTTAAGTGCACCCGAACTAAGACCCCATTGATACCAGTACCCATAAGTCCCAAACATGAAAGTAGGGATGGAATCGGTCGGTTTTGTCCAAGTCATCGTGCCGGTGTAACCAAGTGTTGCAACCTGGGGATGTGCCGCGCCCTGATCGGCGGTTACGGTCCCATTGGTTAAGACTTCTCCAAGGGTAAACGCCCCGGTCCTTCCACTTATCTGATATGTCGTGGTGGTCGTCACGGCAACGATTAAAGCCGATTTAGTGCTGGTTTGCCCGGTGACTGTCTGCCCCGCGAGCCACGGCGTAGCAGGGGCAACATCTAACGTCAAGAGTTCCGTGCCGTCATTAAACGCTGCTGCCGCCGCCCAGGTATTATCGTTTTTTCTGTAATTTATTAAGGATACCGAGGCGGTCACGTTTGCCGTCAGCATTGTCCATGTTAGTTTGTTGATTGGAACAGGCACGCAAATAAATACGCAATCGTAAGCCGCTATGGTTCCAAGGGAATCTAATATTGCAAAGGTTGTTGAAAGTCCGTCTGTTACATCATCCGTATAATCCGCACCCAAAACAGGGAAATCAGGAATTGCTGCCGCCGACACATAGACTATGAATTTCTGTATCCGCGCCGTCTGTCCGTAATAAATTTGGTGCTGGTCCGACCCATTTGAGTAGATCATCGAATCATTATAGTTAGACCACGAGGCCGGGATCATCCCGCTTGCCGTCCCGTTATGAACCTCATCCCCAAAGACAGCATTGGCAAACGTCGGGTTGGCTGCGCCTTGATTCGCCTGATTATCTGCCCCGCCAGTACCCGTACCCATAACCTCGCTTAATGTAAAAGTCCCGCTTCGCTCCTTGACGATGTAGGTCAGGGTAGTAAGATTCTTAACAACCACACAGGTCTTTGTGCTGGTTACGCCCGTCACGGTAACACCGTCCGCCCATACGGTCGCGGGAGCAACGTCAAGGGTCAACAACTCTTCCCCGATAATCGGCGGTGCGGCATAGGATTCCAACACATCGCCGTCGCTCATTTGCGCAAACAGATGCCTTTCAGTCACCTTTCCCTTTGAAAATTGGAAAAGAGACATGACGCGGTTTGTCGAATCCGCCGACCAATGAGATTTTACTTGACCAGGACGTTTCTTCAGGCCGGGATGCATCTGCCGGAAGTTCTGAACCATCGAATATTTCCCAGGTTCCAGTAATGACGGTTCCAGATAGGTATTGCATCCACCACGGAAAGGAACTGATTTTGTTTCAATTTTCTTTTGCATTATTATTAAAAACCCATAGGGGTAAAATCGTTAATTACATCGTTGATATAAACATCCCCATGCTGAGTACCCGCAAAGGACTTCAAAGAGCTTTGCAACATTTCCCCAAATAGTCCAACATCCACTGAGGTTGTCTGTAACGGAGTTTTGGGACTTTTCTTTACTTGCAGTATCGCGTATTCAGAAATCAGGGGTTGAAAAATCTCAGGCAAATCAGAGACAATGCCGTAATACTCATCGGACGTCAGGAAATTGGTGGATATAGTTGCGAGTCTCGCGGCGGAGTAATCCGTGATTGTGCCTACCGTAGAATCCGTAAAATTCTCGATCAACATATTATTGTAGTAATCTGCGATAGCCTTTGCGGTCGTCGCAAGGGTGTTGGCGGTAGTCACCACCTTGCCTGTATCGAGTTCACGACACCGGGAGTAATACCAGATCGTACCGGTACCCGTAACGCTATCAGCGTCAATCCTGAGTGTATTTCCATACCGATAATAAGCATGTTCAGACCCGGTATCGGCGTCTATATGCCTCTGCCCCATGTTGATCGGATAGATAGGGTATCCTTCCGAATCGGATATATCCCGGATTTTGAAGCAATCGCCGGGAAGGGTCGCCACGGAAGAAGTGAAGGCAAGGGAGGCCGATGTCAGGAAATACTCCGGGAACGCCTCAAACAGGATCGCCCATAGATGGTACTGAGCATTATTGATCTGGCGCATCAATTCGGCGTTCTGAAAAGCTCCGGTAGTGTCAGTCCCATAGACGAGTGTGCTCGAATACTCGTTGATCCCGTACCTCACGTCAGACAATATGTTAAATGCGTTCCCGTTGTAAGTCGGCATTATCTACTCCTTTACCCATTTACCGTCGCTGTTCCGCACCCTTACTCCTGATTTCGGCGGTTCCGGTTCCTTCTTCTGCGCCAAAAGTTGTTCCATCATGGTTTTCATTTCGGCCATCGCGGTTTCCTGTGCGGCCAACTTCAGTTTCAGAACTTCATTTTCAATCGTTGATTTGGCAATAGCCGCCTTTTCTTCATCCTTCATTGTGTATGGTTCAAGTAATTCTATCCCCAACTCAACGGCATATTGCCGTATTACTTTGCCCGGCGACTGATAACCAAGCCTTGAAAGTTTCCTCTGTTCGTTGGTTTCATTGTAAATCCGCACCTGCCTTTTTTTGAACTCCAAATTCGTTTTTCTTGCGGCTTCGCCTATTTCGTCCTCGTGACCGGCATCACTGTACCCAAGAGCAACCAGACCCCGCCTGCCAAATTCGGTAATCAAGTGATTCTTGCAGGCTTCATTTACATGATCGAGTTTCTCACCCGTCGCAAGCGTGAACGACCTCCCCGCATACTTCATGTCGAATGCTTCGTTTGTGGGATTCCATAACGTCCAATCCGCTTCCCTCGAACTCCAAAAATCTTGTTTTCCCATTTTCTTCTTTCTCCTTTGTTTTAATCGAGCAGTATGTGTTTTCATACTGATCGTTAAAGTCGATAACCTTATCGACTACATCCTCAATCTCCGGTAGATATTCATCTATTGTATGACCTTTAGGGAAGTCCTTCATCGACCACCCTTTAATATCAGTCGTTGCCAGATAATCGTCATCTTCGATCATCTTTTTATATAGGGCCGCTGAACGCCAATATTTGTCACCCCCGTTACGGTATGGCAGAATCAGGTCAGGATGTTTGCAGGTTGGAATCAAAACGATATAATTCTTGAACGCACCTGCAATGAATAGAGGGGCTGAATCATTCGTAACCAAAATCCTTGCCTTTGCTATCAATGCAATCAATCCCCGAACGCTCAGTTTGTCCCGGAAATCCACGCCATTTGACGGACATTTCACGTCCAGGACACTATGCTGATCGTTGACGTGTTTTCCGATAATGCCGACCCGGAAACCCAATTCTGCAAGGTCGTCTATGATTTTCTGCCAATATTCTATGGGGAACGTCTTTGTCACCCATCCGACACCGGGATGAACCAGCACCAGGTCGTCAAGGTGATCGCTCAACGCAAATGATTCTTGCAGGTCCTGGGGGGCATAATGAAGGAAAATCTGTTTATCCTTATCGGGGATCATCCGGCCTATCGTCGCCATCGACGCCCAATCAAGGGAATGGATATAAATGAACGGGCAGAGTTTCCCAAATTCGCCCCACGGGGTCTGATGGGTGTTCATTTCATGGACAGCATCGAACTCCCCTTCCGGGTACGTTTTGGAAAGATGAATGTCCTCGATGTGTTCGTATAGATAATCCTCTTTGGACATCACATAAACATCGTCCTTCGGGTAAATCTTCCGTTTGATGTATCGAATGACGGGTTCCGTGGCGATGCAATCTCCCAGACCCCCTAATGACCAGATGAAGATTTTCCGTTTGTATTTGTATTCCGGCGTATCCTGTTTCCATCTTTCGATGTCCCTATCCATTTTGAGAAGTAATTTATCGGCATCGCCGGCATAATGGATAATGTAAGAATCAAGGCGCGTCATCCCTGTGATCCGGTCCATGATGCTCATCCTGTTGAACTTGAACGGAAGATTGAACACCTTAACCTGCAGGTTGCACATGATCTTCATGTTCAGATAGGTCTGTTCGCCGAAGGCGTTGCGGAGCGGTTTGATTTCCTCTGTGATCTTGAAGATAAAACGATGTTCTTTAGAACAGACGAATACGCCGGAGTTGTAGTAATCTACCCCGTTCCAATCCTTTATGTCCACACTGAACACCTTGCGAACTTCATAAATGCACATGGCGCGGGGCGTAAACTCTCCCTCGTTGAAGATTCCAAACTTATCTTCCGGCACTATGTCAAAGAGCGAAGGACAATCATCCCGGATAATCACATCCGCATCTATGAACGCTATCCGGTCAAACTCCTTCTTCAAAAGGTCGTAAATCCCGAACTTGATCCAATGGGGAGAGGGAAAGTTTAATCCTTCCGCATTTTTCATAACGATCAAATCGGCATCGCATTTTTCGGCGTAACGGACAAAGAAGGGTTCGCTTCTCTTCCATATTTCTTCATATTTTTCGCCATTTACGACGGTTAAGATTGCTTTTTTCAATTTCCCTCTTTCAGTAGCCAGTATTGCCAATAAATGTCATAATAACCGTTGATCCGTTCCTCCTTAGCCTTTATAGTAACCGCCAACTGTCCCCGGAACATCAAAAAGAATCCGGTTTTGCGAAACATCGCTTGCCATGCCGCATCGGAGAAAAGCGAATAATGATTCGCGTTTTCCATGTGGACCACGTTATCGCTCGGCACTTCAACGTATAACCGCCCTTCCGGTGTCATAACCCGGCGAAATTCCATCAGGGCAATCAGCGGCATGATGCTGTGTTCAAGAGAATGCCGGCACCATACAAGATCGAACGAACTGTCCGGGAAATCCAGAAAGTTCATGTCCATCATTTTCACATCATGGCCGATGAACGCTGCCGTCTGAAGTTCCTTCGGGTCAAGCGTGATCCCGGTCGCCTTGATACCCAATCCCCTGAACTTGTCCAGCGAGTACCCGGTCCCGAATCCAACATCCAACACATTTTGAAAAGAGCCATTCTTGACGAAATTACCAAAAACGGTATCCATCATTTTTTCGTGATACGGCCAGCGTGGTTCGGTATAGACGGACTTTTTCAGCGTTTCGATATGCTTCTCGAATTGCGAATAGTCCGTCATGGAACCACCCGGACTGTATTCTTCCCCGGTTTTGGAGCGATCCGCCTGAAGGTCGAATTGGCCTTACTCTGATTCGTCGCCTGTTCAAACGTCTTCCGAAGTTGATTCTTCCCGTCCTTGGTCATGTCGCGGATTTCACCTGTCATTTTCCGTGCCCGTTCCCGACGTATGAGTTCAGAGACGTAAGCGGCCTTTTTAAGACGCACTTCGGGGTTGTCGCCTCTCGATTTATCCCCTTTCCAAAGAACAGCTAAATCCCGTTTATCCGGTTGCCGGAATCCTCCTCTGTCGCCCTCGACGCATAGAAGGTTTACCGGCTCGCCGTATGCTCTGGCGTATGTAACGACAAATCGTTCCCCGTTGAATTTGCATCCTAAGCGCGAGTCAAGATTCTTGAGATCGCGTAAGAAGCTCCGATCAACTTCTGGCATATCCAATCCCTTTTAAGTAACAGATCATATAAACAATTTGATGTTGTATGTATCTGATAACACGTCCCATTTTAACGGGAACCCTGAATAGTCTTTTGCCGTTGGGATGAATGAGCATCCCACTGCTGTCGCACCCCATAAAACCGCCAATCACACCATATTTCCTTCTCTTCATATTCTCTTTCAAAAGGCGGATCCGGGCGGAGGGAGAAATCCCGGACCCGCAATGTAGGGCGGCCATCCGCCCTGGGTTTAACCGACCTTGGCCTTGATGTAATTAATATCCGCCTGCATCTGGTTTACCTTGGTTTTTACCTCCTGAATCTTGTCGAGAATATTAATATTATTATTTCTCACATAAAGACTCATCCCCCGAAGAGGAAGTGTCCCACTCCCCATACATTCAGTACAAAGTTCGACACCATTTACACCATCACCACCACATGCCGTACAGGACGGAGACACCATGTTCTCTGGCATTTTCGTTCCTCCTTAATGCCATCTTATCTGGTCATACTTTTCCCGATATATCTTACTGACCCTGCCGTGTTTCCATGAATCGGCACGGCAGGCATCAGCATTCCATTTCTCCCACATCTTCGGATTAAACTGCATATCCTTGCCAGTTCCCACAACAAGTGGGGGTTTGTTTCTTGGGCCACGTGTTTTAACGGTTTCCATATTAACTAATTGCCGCACTCGGTTCTCTGCCGATACCACCGCTGGTACTTGACGTGGACATATCTCCCCACACAACACCATAGTCTCCGGTTTCCCACTCATCAACACCGAATAGACCGCAGTTATGAAGAAGCATGGTTTGTTTCTGCGTTCCACCCGTCACGGTGTAAAATGCCGCCGCTAATTGGGTTCCGTCAGCCGCGCTTGCAAAATGTTCAAACGAACAATCATCAAACAACCAACCACGTCCTGAAGAAGTCGTCGCAGGGATACGGACTAAGAAACACGCCGTATCATCCCCGGTACTGACGATTCTTGATTTTCTTATGACACCGCCATTAGGCCTTCCACCGGTTCCTGAAAAACTCAACACGCCACTCTGGGACGTTGTTCTGGTTCCCCACACATTCTGACCGATCTGGCAGTTCTCAATGAGAGGATACATTCCTGCCGCTCCAATATAGAGAGATGCGGCGGCGGCTACTGCACATTGCTCAGTCACGGTAGTCCCCATGAAAGAGCAATCTCGCCATGTGGTTCCGTAGATGTTGATTGTTGCAGCGGTAAGACAAGCGGCATTGGCTCCGAAATTACCAACACCGGCACCCACAAAAATGGAGTTCTGTCCGGTAACGGTGATAACCGAAGCAACCCCGACACCATCCGAATAGATAAACACATTGGGTTCTGAGTAATCCCCATACATATTTGGTCCGCCCATGCCGAGCAGATGCGTCCATGCCTTACTCCAAGTCAATTCTGCATCGAGGTCATAAGCACCTGGGGCAACAAGCATAACATCATTACGCCCCGCTACCATGTCCGCATAGGCCGTTGTCGGGGATGTGTAGATGCTTTCATCCTTAACACCCATGCTCTGTAACTGCGTCCGAAACTGCGAGGTCGAACTGGCAGCAGGGGCAACATAAAACAACTCACCGATCCCCGGCCCTAACCCCGTTTGAGTCATAATCCACTGAACTAACGATGGATCGAGGTTTCTTTTTTTAATCATTTTCTTTCTCCTTTTTAGTTTGCCCCCATAAGGGATACTGGTTAATAAAAAGGGCGGGCCACCATCTCTGGTGAAACCCGCCCCGACTTGCTCGATAGCGTTATGTTGTTAGTTACCTATTTACGCATCCCATTCATCATAACCCGGATTCAAAGAATCCCTAACTTACTAATCATATGAAGGTTCTACTAAATCCTTCAAGAGGGTTAGACTGTTTCTCTGATCGCACCCGAGCTCGGTGTAGATTCTCAAATAAGCATCCCACTCGTCATAACCGCTTCTCTGGTGCAACTGCGAACCGTCAAGGTTCCCCCACCCAAGTGGTGTTAATTCATATTTCTGAATCACACCTTTGGGGAAGAAATACTGCCGGCCCGGCTGGCACATCGGATCGATGATGATTTTGATGCTTCCATCACCCGCAGCAAACGTGAGGGTTCGGTACCCGCCTTTCAGCACTTCGGGTTCAAACCGTACATCACTCAGGAACAGGTTAGCGTATTTCCGCCGCTGACCAAGCCCCATGATAATCGAATCCGGTTTCGCCCCGCCTCTTTTGCGAGAAAGATCGCAAGCCGTAAGCATCAGATCGAGACTTAGTTCACGATCGACCGAAGAGTTGGAAAGGATGTTGGCCTTCCACTTCGGATTGGTTGAACATGTGATACCCTCAAAGACGGCCTTGTTGGTTCCGTCGTCGAAGATTCCATCCAACCCGACGATTTCATACTGCGTATCCGAACTTGTCCACGCCAGGTCTCTCGCGCCCATGTGAACAGCGATGCAACCGTTGCCCATCGTGACCGCCACCCCGTTAGTCAGACTGGACAACGTAGGATGGTTCGACTTGTAGGTCGTGGCATTAGTCTCGAAAATAACGACATTCGTTGAAGGCGTGATGGTTGAAATCCTCTGACCGAAAATAGCCGAGGCGGATGAACCCGGAACGGTATCGCCGGCAGAAGCGTAGAAGTCAACCAACTGCCCTTCGATCATGTACATGACGCCGATGTCGTTATCGAAAGTACCGGCCCACGTACCCGCAGGAACGGTCGCCGCAGCGGTCAGACGACCAAGTTGACCGTACCCGTCCCAATGACTCATCCTGTTCAGATTCGCCAGGATGCTTTTATAATGGTCGTCGATTTCGTCGGCAAGACCATCTACGAACGCCATCACATTACCCTTTGCCGACTCGATTGCCGGTCCGGTGATACGAAGCGATTCGTATATGTACTTCGGGGTGACGGTGTACTGGTCCTTAACGCCGGTCAACGGATCGGGCAGTTTCGCCGATTCGGCTCTACCGCCGCCACTCTGGGCGCGGGCATACCGCACGGCGCCAATATACCCATTGCCACCCGGCTTCTTGTCGGTAGTCTCAAAAAGGTTATAGGTTATGTTCTCTTCGGGGAATTGGTCGGTCATCCCCACCCCGTACACATTTTTAAGGTTCTCAACGATTGAGTCCCTTGCAGCATAAGCCGTAGTCATTTAATTATCCTCCTGAGTCCGCCCATTTCTGCATATTCTCCCGGAATATCGAACGGGCGTCTTTCATAGTCATTTTTTGTTTAGTTCCTTCTGCACTCGCTCCGGCGGTTGAAGTCACCTTAGGAATACCTTGTTTTGAATTAAGGTATTGCTTGATGACCGCCTGATCGTATGCCTCTTTTTTCTTAATCCCATCAGAGATAAGTTTCTTGATCGCCTTCCGGTCGGTAATGTCGATGTCGTTGCAGGGATTCCCCACGCCGAAGAACTCTGCCAAGAAAGCACGTTGTTCTTTTGGCACTTCGACCTCACGAATCAGGTTTTCCACTTCATTTTCATAAGAGGATATAGCCCTTTTCGTATTCTCGACATGTTCCGTTTCCGCCCTCTTGCGGGCCTCAGCCGCGTCACGGCCTTTTAGTTGCGTTTCAAGTCTCCTTATCGTCTCCGATTCTGACTCTGTGTTCCGTCTTTTAAGTTCCTCCTGCTCCTGCCAGTACGCCTCATATTTGTCTAATTTCTCAGACTTCGCTATGAGGACGTCCAATTGGTTCAGGTCTGCCAATTTCCCTTTGACCGTTTTACCTCTTTGAACGAGGTCCAGAAGGTCGTCTGGATCTGTAAGGTCATTGGCTTTCAGGAGGGCTTCGAGTTTCCTTTCGGCTGTTCGTGCCTGCTTCCACTTTGGTTGATCCGACCAAGGCAACGGTTTGCCTTTGTCATCCAACACCACTTCGGGGGATGAATCCGAACCTGCATCCGTTTTCTTGTCAGTAGGGGAATCTGACGCTTGCCCCTTATCCGCAGGTACGGCCCCTGCTGCTTCCGTATTGATTTTCTCGTCTGCCATAATTTTCTCCTTAGTTTTGTTGTCGATGCAGTCAGGGGTAACTGGCTGAATCGCAAATAAAAAAGGCGCGTCACTTTCGTGATTCGCGCCCCGGTGTTTCCGATAGCCTATGTGTTACTTACTCGTATTCATTGCCTCTAATTGTTTCATCTTTTTATCTAATTCTACCAATAGACGTTCCGCTTCTTTTCCGTATTTGCACGATTTATACAGACAGAACATCGAAACAATAATTAAAATAAAACTAATCCATATCAATTCCATACCCCCTCCATTTTCTGAATAGGTTAAAGTTTAATGTTCTCCGTCACCTTCAAATTGACGATGTTCCCGGCTTCCATGCTGATCTCGATCTTGCCATACCAATTCTTTTCGACATATCGCTGAAGCAGGAATATCAGTTTCTTGAGAGCTTCCAATTACTTCCCCTTAGTGTGTGCGTAAACCGCACGCATCATTGCTTTCGCCTTCCTCAAGGACATCGGTTTATTACTTAGTCCCTGGGGATGGTTTGGTGACGCCACGACATAACCCTTACCCCTTTTACGTAATTTATACGGCATTTATAAAGTCACCGATGGATTCCTTCTCATCCACTCTAAATAAGCCTCAATATCTTCTGAGGACATGCGGAAATTAAAATCACCTATTTCCGATGGATCGGGAACATAGTTCCTTATCTCGGTATCTACCGGCCCCATATAAGGCGTTTCCTCGAAGGTATTTCTCGATCCTTCCTGCCTATGGTAAAGACGATCTTCGTTAAACAGTCTTCTTCCCGGACCCAGAAGTCTTCCGCTGTTGTATGGCACTTGCCTTTACCCCTTCGGTAATTCCATGTTTTACCAAATCCACCCGCATCTGATCACGTTTCAGATCGGCTTTTGTGTCGCTATCGATCAGTTTTGCCTTGCTCTTAGTGACCGTGTCCGCATCCGGCAATCCCGTCATCGGCTCGTCCCCCGGAGTGATTCCGAGGTATTTCTTTAAAATCTGCGCCCTCTCACTCTGCGTCAGAATGTTTGCCGCCAGGAGTTTGTCGATCTGCACATAATCCCGAATGTCCGGCGTCGCCTCTTCCATCATCTGCTTATGCAAATCGGCGTGGTAAATCAGTGTCGCCATCTTCTCAAACGGGACTTCCTTGAACTCCGGAGAGATTATGAATTTCCGGTGCGCTTCATAATGTGCCGAATGGTTGTCATATTTGAACAGGGGATCGTCGGTGACAACTTCCTGTTGTTTCGTCTCCGGGTTCATTCGGGTCGTCATCACTTGACCCGTGCCCGAAGCCACGGCGACATTTTCCGCCTCGGCCCTCTCCACATCCACATTAACTTCATCCGTGAACGAGGTCATCCCCATACGTTGTAAGATTTCCTGTTGCGTGGTAGGATTAGTATCTTTGTCCTTAAAGAACCCCGCCTGGACAAGATTGACCAACATCTGCGCCTGTCCTGATTTGGTCGTTATCAGCCCGGAATCAAGTTCAAGCCGCACATCGGTATTGCCGCGAAGGTCGGAGGCTTTGAATTTGGTGATCTTGACTTTATTTCCCCGACCCGTGACCTTAATAAGCCGCTCCTCAGTAAATATCTCCTGAGCCAGAATCATCCGTTTCTTATAAACCCTTGTCAATGCACGATTAAAACGATCCACGTCCGGGGTTTTACCGGCCTCTGCCGTCTCTCTCAGTTCTTGCGTGAGAATACCTGAAGCATTTGCGGAAGGTTGTTGTCCCCTAAGAATATTCTTCGGATCACCGCCTATGTCCTGTATCTGCTCTTTTTGTAATTGCCGTTCATTAAGAACCTGGGTTGGTAAGGGGGTGCCTTCGTGAATCTCCGGTTTCTGTCCCATGATGGGGTTATAGGTCAGTGCGAGAAATCCCTGTCCGCCCATATCCAGTTTCTTCAGGCCAATCTCGCCCGCCGTCATAATGCGCGGCCTTCCGATTCCCATCCTATTTATAACAAGAGCTTGGTCGATGTCGTTGATGATATTCTGCGGAGAAATCAGATCGTTCACGGGCGGGTCAGACCAGAACCGACCCGGAACATAATTGAAATGAAAATCCGTCAACGAGTAATACCAATCTTCAACCGTGGACTTGATCGGCAATCTTTCATATATTTTGAGAATCTTCCCACCGGCGGAAACAACATACCGTCCAAAAGGATAATCCGCCTGTGGTTTGAATTCCACTTCCCGGAAAAGCACCGTGTCATCGTCGTCGGGAATTGCGTTGGATTCCATCGCGGTTGCCCCGAATGGGGATACATTGGAAACCAGTTTTGCAATCTGCGTCTGGTAGTTTAACGCTCTCATGTCCTTGTCGGGCCGGTCAATCTTGATTTTGAAAGTATCTTCGACCCACTCACGCGGTTTCAGGGACTGGATTCCTACCCATTGCTTCTGTTCGAGACGGTCCCCGTAGGTATCCATACGAACATTGAACGGAAGGATGCACTCGCAAGCAACATCTCCGGTTTTCCACAAACCGTTCTCGTCCATGACCCATCTGCCGCCGTCCACGTCGGGAAAGGTTCGCATATAGGCTACGGGCGCAAGACAAAGCCAGATAATGCATTTCTCCTTCTCGTCAAAGAACTGCCCGTCATGGTTCTGATCCATCC